CCGAAACTGCCGTGAACGGTTTCACGCAGTCTAGGATTATCCGGACTGACCGGTGACTTTACCAGATGAGGTGGAGGCACTCTCTACCGCGCTCACTAACGACTTGAAGAAAGTGGGGGAGGCCATCCAAACGGAACTCACCACACTAGAGGACTTACCTTCCGCCTCTGCTGCACGTGAGCACAAACTCCTACGTATCGAAACGCAAATCCGTGAATTATTGGCTCAAGCTGACGATATTGCCGCACAACACATTTTGAACGCGTTAGAGGGCGCGTTCACGTTCGGTGCGTTAACAACATACGCGATGGCCCTCGTACCCGAGGGGATGGAGCCTCCTGCGGGTGAGGGCGCCTGGGTCGTGAAGCCGTAGAGCCCATTGGGTAACAGCGAAAGCCCCCACGCTTGGTGTGGGGGCTTTCTTGTATGCGGTCGTGAGCTCTGGACTACACCTCCGGTGCGAACTTCCAAGGCTCGCTTCCAACGAGATCCGCAGAACCGTTGGCTTGTCTGCTGTAGACATAGGCACTCTTGGGCTGCAAGCGTTGGTGGCGGCGCGTTGCGTGCGGCGCGGGCCGGAATGATCGTTGTTTCTTTTTTGCTGCCAAGAGTGAGTTTGGGCTTGCTTTTTTCTTCTTGATGCTTCATCCTTGGCACCTAGAGTTACCTTCTAGGTTAGAAGGGGCTGCAAGTAGTCTACTGGTGGGGTGTTTTGGATAGTGTGTTTGTAGTTATTTAGATTGTTGTTTGTAGTTATTAGACGCGTGCGCGCGCGAGGCGTGTGTGCGCGTGTGGTATGGTTTGGTTTGTCGCTTCGGTTTGGGGCGGCGTGATGGCATAAGAATGCCCCGCCAGGATGTGGAGTCCTGCGGGGCGTGATCAGCTCTAGTTAAGGAAACGCTGACATGAATAAATCTACCAGATTTGCGTGGGATGCACGAATCGCTGAGCAGAATGGTGCCGCGATGGAGCGGCATCGGCGTCGTATGGCCGGTTTGCCGGTGTATCACTCTGAGGTTGTGTTGAGTGGTCGGTCGTCTGGTTTTGTGGCGAAGCGTGGCGGCGTGTGTCAGTTGTGTCGTGATTCTTTTTTCCGTGGGGATTCTGTTCGTCCTGTTGGGGCTGGCCGGTATGCGCATCATGGGTGTGTTGAGGCTGAGGTTGTTCGCCGGAGTAAGGCGGCTCCTGCGGCGCGGGTGTCTTTTGTGCAGCGTTTGTCTGAGGCTACTGAGTTGCGGCGGCGTGTGTTTTGGGCTGTTGCGTGTCCTGAGTGTGGTGCTGCGGAGGGTAAGTGGTGTGTTGTTCCTTCGGGGCAGCGTCGGGTTCGTAATCATGTGCAGCGTATGCATGCGTATAGCGCCGCTAAGCGGGCGAAGAAGGTTGTGTCTGATGGATATGTCTTGCAGCGCCTTCGGGAGGCTCTGAGGGGCGTTGAGGGCTTTGATATGGCTGCTGTGGTGGCTCGTAAGCCTGAGGTTGTGCACATTCCTGATCCGATGGATTGGGAAGTAGAGTGGGCATGCATGCGGACATGAGTTTTAAATGATCATTTGATGATGGTTTTTGGATGCGATTGGAGTTTTGATGGGCGGCAAGGGTTCGGGGCGCAAGCCGGAACTTCCGACTGTTCCAGCGGTTGTTGATGAGGCGGCGGCAGAGAAGGCGGCGAAGCGGTATCGGGTTGAGTCTCCGAATAAGCGTTATGTGTCGTTGATGTCGGAGCAGGAGCAGAAGTTTTACCGTGATTTGAAGTCGGCGTATTTGAAGGAGTTCGGATTCACGAATTACGGTGACCTTGAGGCTCTTGGTCGTATCCTTTTGCAGGAGACGTTGGCGTTCCGGTATGGAGTGTGCCTGTCGCAGAACATTGATGTTCACGGCCAGGTCCTTTCGCCAGCGTTGGCCGCTGATTATCGCCGCAGCATGAGTGATGCTGAGAAGCAGGTCTCCGGCATGAAGCGTGATCTGGGTATGATCCGTGAGCGTGTGAAAGAGGATGACCCAGCGGTTTATTTGCAGCGGCTGTTGAAGAACGCTAAAGCTTTTGGTGTGGTGCGGGAGAAGCAACTTATTGAGGCTCTTGTGCAAATGAATCAGATCATTAGTGATGTTGAGGCGTTTGATCGTTCGAACGAGACGGAACGCATTGAGTTGGGGTTGCGTACGGAGAAGGATATTGTTGATCGGTTGCGTGAGCGGTTCCCGAAGTTTAAGGCTATTGATGAGCATTTCGTGAAGAACGAGCAGAGGTACTGGACCAGTGAGTAGTGGCGAGGTGTCGTGGCAGGAGTTGTTGTCGGATCCGACGTATGTTGGCATTCTTGTGCGGGGGATCATCGAGGCTGATGAGCGCGAGACGCGGCCAAGGTTTCGAGGGCAGAAGCCGCGCGTTATACAGCCCTCTGAGGTTCTTAACACGGTTGCGGGTATGGTAACCCCCATTTACTCTCAAGAGCCCTTCAGGGAGGCGATCAGGCCCCTTCTGAAGCCTTCTATGCGGGGGCTTGCACAGCGGGCCGGTATGAGCGTCACTCTGTTGAGCTTGATGGTGAAAGGTGAGCGGGCTTTAACGAAGGAGAACCTGGAGCGCATCGCTCACGCGGCGAGGGTGAACCCAGGGTATTTTCGTGAGTACCGTGATATGGTGATTGCTGACATGGTGAATGAGCATCTGGCAGCGAAGCCTGACGTTCACTTGAGGATTTATCATCACCTCTCATCAGCAAGAACGTAACTTGTATTTTTGCTTGTAAACACAACAAACCTCCGTCAGCGTGAATCCCGAGTCGATGAAGTGACCAGGAATCGAAGCGGAGGTTTACCCAATTGACGGCACTGAAAGCCCTCACCGAAGAAGAAAAGTATCTCGTCGCCATCCTCACCGACCCATCAGGCTCAGAGTTGGCAGAGTTCCTCTTCGAAGACAACATGCAAGACCCTAAAGTTTACCCCTACGGCAGATACCGTCTATGGCCCATGCAGTGGCCGTACTACCACGACGACTCAAAGTATCAAGTGGATGCATCCGGGCGAGGCATAGGGAAATCCGTCTCCGCCGTGCTGCGAGCATGCGCATTCCCATTCGCACAACAAGGCAAAGAAATGCTCGTCACCGCCCCCGAACTCAATCACGTCAAACTCCTAACTGACAAGATTGAAGAGAACCTCATGAAGTACCGCATACTGCGAACCTTCCTGCCGAACGAAGGACGCAACAGGCGAGACAACGGCATCACAAATAGCCCGCAATTCCAAGTGAACTTCACCAACGGAACGAAGATAATGTCCCGCCTCCCAAACCGCGATGGGCGAGGTGTTAAAGGAACCCACCCGCTCGTGATTGAGCATGATGAAGTGCAGGATTATCCTGAGTCTGGCTTCACTGAACTCACGGAAACCATTCGAATCTCAGAGCCTGGGGCCATGTGGAGAATCCACGGCGTGAGTTCTGGTGTGGGTGACCTTCACTACCGCCTTACGGAGTCTAGTGACCCGCGAATGCCTTTTAAGGTGCATAAATACATGGCCATGCATCGTCCTACATGGAACGACGAGGAGCGGCAGGCGAAGCTTGCTATGTATGGTGGCGCTGAGGATCACCCAGACTATGTTCGTAACATTTTCGGGCGCCCAGGTTCGGCTAACTCTCCTATCTTTGTTCTGAGTCGCCTGATGGCGTGCACGCGCATCCATGAGTCTGACTGGGCCACGGACTATAACGAGAACGTGTACCGGCATATTGACATCAATGATGAGGCGCGCCGCCGCAAACTTGAGTTTGAGGGGATGGAGATTGAGGATCTTGTTGACATCCCTTTGAGGCATCTTTCGCCGGACTATAGGTCTTATTGGATGGGGATGGATATTGGGTTCACCACGGACCCTACGGAGATCCTTGTGTGGGGCAGCACGAAGGTCGCGGAGGATGGCGTCTCGCGTGATGTGGATCGTCTGCTGTTGCGTGTGAGTCTGACTCGTATCGCGGCGCCGATCCAGCGTAGGGTGATCCTTCACTTGAATGACGTGTATGGGGATCGCCTGCGTCGCATCGCGCTGGATAAGACGGGTGTTGGCCTTCCGGTCTATCAAGAGTTGATGGCAGATACGACGGTGACGGACAAGATCGCCGGGTATGGCTTCGCGGAGAAGGTGACGGTGGATGTTGAGGACCGTGAACTTCTGCCGGGTGAGAAGCCTGAGGATCTGTTCATCAAGAAGTATGTGGTGGACTATGGCACTGATGCTTTGCGTACCGCAGTTGATGACAAGGCTCTTGAGCTCCCGTATGACATGGAGCTGTTGAGACACTGGCAGATGCAGAACATGGCGAACCGTGGAACGAAGGAGGGGAAGATCCGCAAGTATTGGGGTGGTCCTGAGCACACTTTGGATGCGGCCAGAATGTACATTGTTGGCAAGAATTTGATGTCCGTGGAGAAACTCACCCAGAAGCCTAAACAGGAGTCAATCATTACTCTTTTCATCTGATGTGAACATCAAATGTACTTCACGAGCACCTCATTACTACCTGATGGGGTGCTCGTGGGCGATAATGGGGGCATGCCAGAATCCATCTATGAAGAAGAGGGCCCCATCGCTGCGGTCCCTGAAGATTTCCGTCCGACATACGAGTTCGCGCACCTCGGCATCGGCCTCCCCGGCGTTGAGGAGATCGTGGATGAGTTGATGGGGATTGTAGATAGCGTCCGCAGTTTCCATGTCATGCAGCCAGACATGGTGATGCAAATGTCTTCTGCGTACTCTGCGCGCCTCACAGAACTTGCCATGAGGCTCCAGCGGGTAGAAGGCGCTAACCGGCGATATACGAGCCTGAGGACGCAGCAGGTGCAACGCCTACAGGATGAGATTGATCGTCAATTTAAGATTGCGAGCCGCCTCGTTGAGATTGCTCGTCAAGATTTGGATACAACCCGGTAGGGAGTTTGATGATGGTGAGCCAGTCTGAGGCAGCAGTCCCGTGGATGACAGCAGGCGGGATGGAGGTGTATGACGACACCGGCATTATTGATGAGGATTTCCGGCGTGCTGTAGCGAAGCGGACAATGGAGATCGCGAATAGCCTATCCAAGTGGACTGAGAGCAATCAGGACGTCTCACTGGATGTATTCCAGGCCCCAACGGGTAATGCCTACAGCATTATGCGGGCATGTAACAATGCTATGCGCGATGACGTGATTTCCAACATTGAGGAGTCGCTGCGCAGCATCTCTATCCAGGAACTTCGCTGGAGCGACCCTAAGCGCCCCGGTGTTGCAGAGCACCTTGACCGATGGTCTCAAGAGGTTGACCTTCGCGGCGTGTGCGAAGTCATTATGATGGAACTCTTCAAGCATGGCCAGAGTGTTGTAGCGGTGGATTGGGATTACACAACCCTGAAGCACTCAGACAAGAACACTGGCCGTGCGAAATCAGTGTTCCAGGTTCCCAAGAAGATTGTTACCTTGGACCCTCTCTGTGTTGTCCCTTATTCCGGTGGCATGTTCGGTGAATGGAAGCTCGCATGGCACCTGGATACACTGCGTGCCGATGAAATGCGCCGCCTCGGATATGACCTTACCGATGGAATCTTTGACGGCTGGATAGAAGATGGGGAACTCACCGTTGAGGAGCAGGGTCGTCTCGCTAAGTTGGGTGTCTCATGGACGAACCTAGTTCGCCTCGACCCTAAGCGCGTGTTCCGCATCCGTGAAACGGACGTCTCCTATGAGCGGTTCAGCGAGCCCAGCCTCAAGACAGTATTCCCATACCTGTCGCTAAAGTCTGAGCTTATGAAGACGGATAGTATTGCGCTGCGAGGTACCGCGAACTACATCCTCATCGTTCGTCAAGGCTCAGATAACCTCCCTGCCACAAACGCGGAAATGATGAGCCTGCGCGAGAGTTTCCGCACCCTCGCCAAGGTCCCCATCATCGTGTCAGACCACCGCCTACAAGTGGACATCCTGACGCCAGACACGAGCAAGACGCTCGACCCGCAGCGCTATAACCTCATTGACCGCCGTATCGCAGCACGCGTCCTGCGAACCCCGGAATATGAGGGCATTGGTGGCGGTGGAGATGGAGGGGACCAGTACCGCAATCGGGCCATTAAGGAAGTCCTTGAGGGGAGACGTGAACGCATCCGCAGGCTCATCATGAGCCTTATCCGCGAGGAGGACTCGAACAACAGTTCGATTCGCCTAGAATTTGTGCCAAGTCGCATCCAGGTTGACAATGGATCGGTCTTTGCGAACCTCATGCAGAACGCTCGTGACCGTAGACTCATCTCACGCCGCACATTCCTTGACTACATGGGCCTCGACCAAGAGGTTGAGTTCGAAAGCCTCAAGCACGAGAAGGGCGCCTATGATGATGTGTTCAATGAGCGAGTCCCGTTCAACTCTCCAGATAATGTCGGCGGCCGCCCGGTTGGTGGTGGCGATTCTTCACGCAACGACATCACGTCAAAGACTGCTGGTGGAAACACTAAGAAGGAGGAGAAGTGACTTCTCTGTTTGAAACTCACGAGCGCCTGCGGGCGAAGTACGCTAGTGCTCCTCAGCCCGTCATCAAGGAGGCCGCGAGTGCTGATCCGATTGAGGATTGCTCTTTTCTTGTGGAGAACCCGGAGAATTCTCGACTCGTTATTAGCTCTCCTATCCGTGAGATCGCGCAGGCCGAGAATCCCGGACTCCTTCTTCGAGGACGTCTAGTCGGGGCAGAGAAGGCTAACCGGAACGGAGCATTCTGGACGAGTGGCGATCTGGAGTTCGGTCTACCCTCTGTGAAATATGGCCCATTGAACTGGGTGCATAAGCAGGAGGAAGTTGTTGGCACTCTCATTAATCCGTGGCTTGTTACCGATGAGGATATGAAGTGGCGCAATGATTCGTTCCGCACGGATAACGATCAGCCGTACATTGAGACGAATGCTGTCTTTTGGGATTGGGTGCGTCCGGAGTATTCGAAGATTCTTCGGGATTCCCTAGAGTCGGGTTCTGCATGGATGTCCATGGAATGTATGGCCGAGGCTGTGGAATGCGGTGAGTGCGGGAATATCACCTCGTGGGATGTTTACCTTGATGGTGGCCCACAGGTGTGTGTGCACGTGCGCGAAAGGTCAGCTCACCGGCGCATGATGAACCCAACATTCTATGGGGCGGCAATCATTGTCCCTCCGTTTGAGCCAGGCTGGTCTAACGCTGAACTGACGCAGGTGGCCAGCAACGGGCGCTACATGCTTGCGATGGAATCGGCATGCGCAAAGAGTGGTGTATCTGAGGAGCAGGCCGCTTCTATGGTTTCGGCTATTCTTCAATGGTCTTCTCGCTGATTAGACTCCTCTGACCAGTGGGCGCCCTCATCCGCTTAGGCGGGTGGGGGCGTTTTTTCATGTCGATGAATTACCGGCGAACGGGGCCGGGTCTCGGCCACATCCATTCAAAAGGAAAGGGGACTCGTCGTGACTGCTAAGACTTTCACTGAAGAAGAGCACCTCGCAGTCCTTGCCTCTCGCACGGCGACCGAGGTGGAGCAGGCTAAGGCTGAGTGGGCCGAGGAACGCGCCAACCTTATCGCTACTAACGAGGCGAAGGATGTTGAAATCGCCAAGATCACGGCTGAGCGCGATGAGGCTCGCTCTGAACTTGCGAAGATCAACGAAGAGAAGGAGCAGGCCGCTCTTGGTGCTGCTCGCGTAGAGGAAGCAAAGGCTGCTGCTGCGCTTCCTGAAGGATATTTCACCCCTGAGGTTGCTTCTAAGTATGGGGCGATGGATCAGGCCACCTGGGGCGTCGTCCTTGACGCGCTAAAGGCTGCCTCTCCTGCAGGTACTAGCGGCGCTCGTGAGGCTGCTTCTGCTGGCAAGCAGCTTGGTGATGAGGGCACGGGCGGCGAGAAGTTCGTTGCTCGTCCAAGTGTATTTGGAGGTAACTTCGGTGACTGACTACGGCAAGAACTTTGGTGTTCGTAACTCTGCTGAGGATGCTGCAAGCCGCGAAGGCCGCTGGCGCATTCCTTCTGCCGCTAACGGTGGTGCAGACTTCCAGAACGGTGACTATGTTATCCACGACGCTGACAATCCAGGGTTTGTGAAGGTTGCTCCAACCAACACTGTTCCTGCGGTTGGTGTTGCTGGCATTAACGTTCAGTCGTCTGGCTGGTACCAGACCCTCGGTAAGTATGAGATTGACTCTCTGGATCGCGGTAAGTGCCAGCCTGGCCACCTGACTGCTGTGTGGTCTGGTGCTGTGGGTATCAAACTCTGGTACCGCAACACTCCAGCCCGCACTCTCTTCGATGGTCGTACCATCCCTGCCAACACTCGCCTTAAGGGTGATATTGAGGTTGGCAACTACGTAACATGGTCTGCTACTGACCGTACTTACGTGGGCACCAACGTCCGTACCAACGCGGTTGGTCAGATCACTCAGGCGAGTGAATCTGGCGACTACGCTGAGATCGTCTTCTTCTGATAGGAGCCTAGAGACATGCGTACTCTTTCACAAATGGTTGCTGGACAGAACTTTGAAGTTGCGTCCGCAATGACTGCCGCTGAACGGCAGGAGCTCAAGGCTCAGTCGGATCACATTACTGAGCGTGCTAAGCGTGAGTGGGATGACCCAGCCTTCCACCGCGAAATGGCTGCTTTTATTACCGAATCCCTGTCGTGGGGCTTTGAAAACGAGAACGTTTTCAACAGCATCATCAACACGGAGCAGGTTGCCGAAGATGACGTAATCGTCATCGAGGAGATGCGCGGCCTTCAGGTCTTCTCGACTCACCGTGGTGGACAGGTTGACCAGACCACCATGACGAACGAGAAGTTCCAGCTTCCTCGTGATGAGATGGCTTGGCATATTGCTGAGCTTGAGGACGACGTGCGTAACGGCTACGGCAAGTACCTCACCACTCTCATCCCGTTTGTTCGTCAGCGTGAGAAGGCGGAGATCTACCGCCGCATTTTCAACATGGTTCAGGCTGCTGTGCCTTCAACCTCTGAGTATTACATTGACGCTACCGCGTCGGGTCTTACTCCTCAGGTTTTGAACCGTGCGATCACTGCGGTTGCTGACACTCCTCCTCCTTCGGGTGGTGCGAACATTTCGGCTCCGCTGACCATTGTTGGTCGTGCGACTGCTGTGGATCAACTCCTTGACTTCGGCGGCTATTCTGACGCTGCTCTTGAGGAGATCCGCCGCACTGGTCGTATTGGCACTTACCGTGGTGCTGGCATCGTTCGTCTTACTAACTGGCAGGATGAGGAGGGTGAGTCGTTCTTCCCGGATGACGAACTGTACATTCTGTCGGGTAATGCCGGTAAGTTCGCTTTCTACGGTGGTGCTCGCACCAAGCAGTGGGTTGAGGACAAGGTTGACTACGTGCACACTCGTAGCCGCCGCGACCTGGGTGGCGCCCTGTACCGCCCTTCGGGCGTTCGCCGCGTGAAGCTTGACATCTGATCGAGTTTCTTTGGAGAGGGAGTCCCCTTATGGGGGCTCCCTCTTTGGTTTATGATGGTTTGGTTGGAACTGAACTAGGAAGGATCTGGGAATGGCTGGTGTTGTGACTGTCCCTGAGGGGCATGAGGCGTGGCGTAACTGCAACCGTGGTGAGGTTGTGTTGCGGACGTTGGATGCGAGTGGCCGCGAGGTTGAGCGCAGGGTTGCCGGTGGCGGTATCTTGCGGTTGTCCGTGCAGGCTCGTGTTGCTGTTCAGGAGATGTATGTGAATCCGAAGAACGACATTTTCACGAATGGTACGCTGAAGCGGATTGATAACCGCATTTCCGAGGCTGATTCGGTTGACGAGTACGGTGAGGTCGTGCGGTCCGATGAGCAGGGGAAGAGTCCTCTTCCTCAGGGCTATGATCCCAAGAAGGCCATTGATGATGATGATCTTCGCGAGATTTTCAAGGTGCATGGCAGTCCGTTTCAGGCTCGCGTGAAGGCTCTTGATGAGGGTCATGCGCGGCGCCTGTGGCAGATGGCTGAGTCTGGTGATGAGTCTCTGAACATTCAGTTGAACCAGATGCGTTTCTTGGAGAAGTACATTCCTGAGACCTTCCCTCATGGGAAGTCTTCTGCTGCTGTCATGGAGCTGAGTCGCTAGTTGGATTGCGGTTTAGTGGGGAGGGGCGCGTTGGCGCCTCTCCCTTTTTGTTTAATTCGATGTTGGGGTCATGGCTACTGCATTGGATGATTTGGTTGAGGCGCTGAAGCGCGAGGTATCTATTCCGGGGAGGTTTGAGGTTGATTACCCGTCTGTGACGAACAATGACATTGTTGGCTTGTTGGGTGATGGTTTTTCTGAGGCTCAACTGAATGGGTTGTTTCAGCGGTCGTCGCTGGATGTTGATGCGGGGGAGATTACTCCTGATTTGTCGCAGGCTGGGGCTTTGGTTGTGGTGTTGTTTGCGGCGTTGCGGATGACCCGTCAGTCTTTGTCTGCGTCGAGCGCTTCGGTGTCGTACAAGGCTGGTCCTGTGTCTATGCAGGAGCAGAAGTATTCGAATGTGTTGACGACGGTCATGAGGAGTTTGCAGGATCGGTTGGATCGTATTTTGCGGCAGGCTGGTTCGGGTAGTGTGTTGCCGTTTGTGTTGGATGGGTATCATGCTCGTGGTGCGGCGGCGTCGTATGGTGCGCTTGCTGCTAATGAGCTTCCGGGTTCTATTTTTGGGGTGCATCTTGGCTGATATTGGCATTAATCATGATGCGTTTCGTGCGGGTATCCGTAGGGCTATGTTGATGGGTATGCCTGCGGAGGAGGAGCGTTGGCCGAAGTTTCGGATTGTTGTGTCTGAGCAGCAGTATTCTGGGCCGGTTGATTCTGATGGTGTTCCGTATGATTTGGGTTCTGTTGTGGTGGAGCCTGCGGTGTATCGCTATGAGCGTCCGTTGTGTGCTATTGAGACGTCGGGTTCTGAGGATTCTCCGTGGTTGACTCCGGGGCAGGTGTTGTTCACGTTTTTGGATGAGGAGTATGAGCAGGTTCGCGGGTTTGATCAGGTTGAGTTGTGGCTTGGTGGGGCCGGTTCGGGTTCTGCTTTGTATCTTTTTGATCGGATTGTGGCGCAACCTACGTTGAGTGCTGTGGGTGTGTGGCAGGTGCTATGTAGGACGGAGGATGGTGTCTGATGTATGTGCGGCATCGGGATCGGTTGTTGAAGTTGTCTGTGGTTGATGTGGTTCGTTCTGCTTTATCTGAGGGCGGCTGGTTGGCTCCTGATGGCTTGGGTGGTTTGGGTCGTGTTGAGGTTGTTGATTCGGCGTTGGATGCGTCGGATTTGGTGCCGGTGAATACGAATGATGCGAATCGTGTGTTTGTTGATTTTGGTTCGCATTCGAATATGCAGAATGCTCAGGTAGGTTCTGGGTTGGTGGTGTTGAAGTATCCGGTGTTTGTTGATGTGTTGGCTCGTAATGCTTCGACGGCGGGTATGATTGCGGAGGATTTGCGGGATAGGTTTGAGGGTCAGTCTTCAGGGTCCGAGTATTTGCCTCTGTACGCTTCTCTGACGCCTTTTTTCTCGGCGGAGGTGGTAGAGGTCTTTAAGGAGGTCCCGGAGCCTAGGAAGGGCTTCTGGGTGTCTTTGAAGGTTGGTCTTGTGGTTTATATGTCGGGGGAGCGGTCGTGAGTGGTTCGCTGGGTGTTGGGGATTCGGTGTTGTTGGGCGTTGTGCGGGCTCAGCGTGGACGATTGGTGGCGTCTGTGATGGGCGCCATTGAGGAGGAGCTCCCCGGACTGTCGGGGGAGGCGAAGGATCGTGTGCGTGGGCAGGTGGTGCGTGCAGCGTCGTCTTTCGCTGAACTTGCTATTGATGCGTTGCGCAGTGCCCGTGATCAGTCTGACTACACGAATGATCAAGTGTTGATTTTGTTGTCTGAGGTGAAGTCTCGTGGCGGCCAGCGGTAGTCCGTATAGCTCTGGCAGGGAGTCTCGCCTTATCCCTGTGGGGAAGGGGACGCTTGCTGAGGGGCTTTATATTCGTGTGACAGTGCCGGAGTTTTTTGAGCAGATTTCTCGTTCTCGCCGCAAGTGGGGCCACGCATGGTCTGAGATTGAGAAGGTTCTGGTGTTGGCTAATCAGCGAATGGCTGAGGGTTTGCAACTGATGGCCGCTCAGGAACTTGAGTATTCGCGATTTGGTACCCGCAAGAAGTACACGACGCATAGGCTTGAGGCGACTATTCTTGCTCCTGAGAATGTTTTCAATACGGGGCGACGTTGGGGTGTCGGGCGCGTGAAGTGGATGAACACTGCGTCGCCGGCGAAGATGTATTGGCGTCAGATCGAAGAGGGCTCTACGGTCCACCTTGACCGTCAAGTTCACGGCCTATTTCACGACGGCTTTGAGTTCCACAAGGCCAGCGCAAAGCGAGCCCATATGGATGATGTGATGATTGGTAATGTGTACGGGTTTATCATCCAGAAGCCGATTGAGCCGCACTATTTCTTCCGTAACGCATGGCGCGAGTACAACGTGAAGGCTCAGGCTCGCGCGGCGCTACAAGAGGCCGTGACGGAGGTCCTTGGGATCACGTTTAAGAGTTCTCGTCCGACGATGAAGACGATTGTGAACTCCATGAGGTAAAGGAAAAGGCCCCCATTGCTGGGGGCCTTTCTTATTTCTTCTTTTTCTTCCATCCTTCTGGGAGTCCTCTGGAGCGTTGTTGTCTTCGTGTTGCTCTGTCGTCCAGTTCTCCGAGTGTCATGTTCTTTCGTTCACTGTCTGGCATGAGGTCGTATTCGAGGCGGGCGAGGAACGCTCTCTTGTATTCTCCGGTTACGTCGAATCGTTTTGGTCCTGCACTCATTCGTACAACTCTCCTATTGCTTCTGACATCTTGTCGGTCCACCACTTAAGTTCTGCCCCGTCCGTGATGTCGTGGATCGTTTTGTCTTCAATTCCTGCCGGGCATGGTGCCTTGTGGTCAACGTTAAGTCCACTAAGGACGTATCGTGCCGCTTGCATGTGGACTCCCACCTGCTTGATGAGGCTCTCTTTGATGTCTTTTAAACTGCCGGGGTAGCCGGAGACTATGAGTGCCCGCTTGGGGATCTCGCGCAGTGCTTCGATGGTGTTTGGGGTGACGTACTTGTCCGTTCCCGGGAGGGTACCGATGAAGTCTTTTGGCATGCCTTGGCTTGGGTGTGCGTAGGATCCGTAGATGATCTCATCCTTCGCGTAGATAACCATGCCTCTGGGGGCTTTACCGCGTCGGGTTGGGCGTCCGTTTACGGTGCGGGGGATCTGCTTCATGCCTTTAGTTTCCGCAGAAAACCGGGTGTGGTCTTGTTTTGATTCATTGGATGACCGTTTGATAATGCTGGTATACCATGTCGATGAATTGGGTGATTAACCCGCGCCCCTTCATGGGGCTTCCTGAAAGGAGCGCCACATGGCTCTCAAGGGTGGCAGTATGATCTTCACGGGGCGCAACGTGCTCATGGAGCGTCTCGCATCCGCTGGTCCAGGTACGATTAACATCCCCAGCGAGAAGATCTACGAAGTTGGTAACTATGAGTCGTTGGCTACCATTTTCGATAAGCCTGAGATTACTTTTACGGCTGAGTCCATTGACTGCACGACCTCTATGGAGGCCATGCTTCTGGACGTTCCTCCTTCAACTCTGACCGCTTTGGACCTTGCGCGGTCTCGTCCGATTAATGTGAACACTGAGATTAAGCCGGGTAAGAAGGCTGCTGATCCGTTCAAGGTGATGCGTTCGGTGTCCATTCCTTACTTAACTGTTGAGTCGGTGTCGTACCGTTTTGGTCTGCGTGATAACGCGACTCAAACGTTCACGCTCCGTGGTGACAGCATCTACTACAACCAGGGTGCTGCTGTTGAGGAGATCTTCACTGGTTCCGGTGTTGCAGGCCAGAAGGTCACGACCACTCGCCCTAGCCTTCCTTTCGAGGATGGTAATGGTAAGCGTTACGTTCTGGCCGTGACTGCTGGAACGCTGCTTCTGAGCCCTGGTGCTGACTACACGATGGTGAATGGCACTGTCACGGGTGATGTTGCGGCGTCTGTTGAGATCACTCTCACTAACCCTGTGGCTACCACGGACAAGATTTCGGTCGTGTACGCAACGTCTAATGTGATTGAGTATCCTCAGTCCATCCACACTCCAGCGACTTTGAAGCCTGCTGCTGTGCGCGGTAAGGACATTGACGTGTACGTGTCGGGATACAACCCTGCCGACCCGTCAGAGACTGCTGCGAACAAGTGGACTGGCGTTCAGGCGGTCACCGTGGACTGGCGCGTGACTCTGGAAGAGGAAGAGGAGTTCGGTAACTACAACGCCGTTTCTCGTGACTTTGACGTTCCTGAGGTGTCGGGAACTATTGACATTCTCCCTCGTGACCCTGATGACTTGATCCGTAAGATCAAGCAGACGTCGGGCGTGAACTCCACTGCTGCTTCTATTGGCCCAGCAACTGCCGTTCCTTTGGATCTGGACATCATCATCAAGGATGGCCAGAACGGTGGTGTCACCATGAAGCGCCTGCACGTGGGTGACGCGAAGTTCAAACTTCCGGGCTACCAGCCTCGCCCAAACACGAACACCACGATGACCATTGAGTGGGAGTCGGATACTGGTGTTCTGGAGATCTACCGTGACCTTACTGCGCCTCGCCTTGTGAGCATTGAGCCTGCTACGGGTGAAGCTGATGATGAGGTTAAGATCTACGGCGTCAACTTTGTTGGCGTGTCGTCTGTGAAGTTCGGTAGCGTTGAGGCTACGTTTGTTGTCGAGTCTGACCGCGAGTTGACGGTGACTGTTCCAGCCGGTACTGACACTGTTGATGTGACGATCACGAACTCGGAAGGCACTTCGGAAGTTGTTGCTGGCGGGTCGTTCGTTTACGCGTAACGTCGATTCATGGTGGGGTCGGAGGTGTTTCCTCCGGCCCCATTTTTTGTGGGTGGAATTGGATTGAGGAGTTCTCTGATGGGCAAGCTTTCTAAGCTGAAGAAGGTCCAGGATTTGTTTGTTACGGGGGTCGAACTTGAGGTTCCCGAGGCTGGTTTGACGTTCTGGGTGCAGGCTTTGTCTTCATTTGAGCGTCAGCAGACGCACGAGGATGCTCGTGTTGCAATGCTGCTTGCGATGTCTCGCTGGGATTCATCTGAAGAGGAGCAGCAGCATTTGGAGTTGTTCTTGAAGAACACTGGAAATGCTGGTGTTGCTCGGACGATTGCGCTTGCTGAGCGAGATGAGATTCAGAACAAGGTTGTGAATGACCTTCTGTCTGAGGAGAAACTCCAGGATAAGGCTGAGTTGTGGACGAACTTCCGCGAGGAAGACGCTACCGCTGAGGAGCGCGAGCAGTATAACGAGCTTGATGCTTGGTTTAAGGCTGAGCGGGATTTGCGCACGAACGCTTTGATTCACGAGCGTGAGGCCGAGGTTGCTGGGTGGACTCGCGGGGAGTTGGAGTCTGAGATTCGCTCGAAGTTGCGTAACGCTCGTGGTGAGGAGGCGTATGCTGTGCGGCGCCTTGAGGCTGAGATTTTGTATTCGTTGCGTAACTGTGACGCCGTGGTGTCGGTGGTTGATGAGGAGCGGACGTTTGATCATTCTCAGTGTGATCACACGGAGTTGTTTTTGGCTGAGGGCGGCATGCAGGCTGTTCGCGATCTCCCTGATGCGATGAAGGCTCTTGTGGTTGACGCTATCGCTTCTTTGAAGGTCTCTGAGGCGCAGGCGGGAAAATAGGTCGGTCCCACGGCTTTTTGGCAGCCGTAGGGGCCGCTAAGCAGGCTGGTGGCGTGGATAGTCTCTACCCGGGTGGTAGTGCTGTGACGGCGCCGTATGCCCTTGTGGTGGCTGTGAATGAGGCGTTGAGGGTTCTTGGGTATTTCGAGATGCCTTTGGATGATCAGCCACCTCGCCATATTTGGGGTAACCCGGATCGTCTTGATGAGTGGTTTAAGGCGGTTAAGCAGCGCAGGTTGAATCCGGTTAAGTCTCAGTCGATGGAAGCAATTGAGGATGCTGAAGATGACTATCTTGACTCGGATGTTAGTGATTTGCGGAAGGTTTAGAAGATAGGAGCGTCCCCATCATGGCGGATGAGTCAGAGTCCCTTGTTCTTGGTGTTGAGTATGACGGCGAGAGCGGTATTCAGCAGTTTGTTAATGCTTTGGCTCCTTTGCCTGAGCAGGTTGGCAAGGTTATGGACATCCTTGCTCGTGAGGCTACCGCTAATGGTGGTCAGATTGGTACTGAGCAGGGTAAGGCTATTGCCTCTGCGATGATTCGCGCTTTGCAGGGTGAACTGGCCGGATTGAGTCTATTTACTGGTACGGGTGGTACTGGGACTGCTCTGGATATGATGGGGATCTCTGAGGAATCCCTGAGTAATACGAAGCTTGGGCTTAAGGATATTCGGCGGATGCTGGATGACTTTAAGCGTACTGGTATTGACGGCAAGGGGCCGGAGCAGGCGTCTTTCTCTAAGGCGAACATTCTTGGTCTACGTGACGTCCAATTGTCTGCGAATGATGCCACCCAGGCAGAGCAGGAACTGCAGGGGGCGCTGGATCAGACCATTGCCAAATTGAGGCTTATGCGTACTGCGTATGATGCGATCCCTATCACTCGTAGTGGCAAGTTTGTTTTCTCTACTGGCGACCCTTTGGATTATCAGTTCAATGGTGCGACGATTGGTCTTTCTGATGCTGCGGGCTGGAATCTGAAGCCTGGCGATCTGATTCGCAATTCTGATGGCCTTGTTGATGTTAAGGCTACCGAGAATAAGATTTTGGATTTGATCGGGAAGAGTTTTGGTCAGATTCAGACGCAGGAAACGTATCTTCGTGAGCTTTTGGATGCGTTCCGCAAGGCCCCTATACTGTCCCATGATGCCGAGAAGGCTCAGAAGGTTCTGGCTCCACCTCCAGAAGCAATTCGTAAGGAGGCGGATGCGAAGGTTCGGGCTGAGAATACAGCGTCTCAGGATGTTGCTTCTTTGAAAAAACTGGCGCGTGCTGATGCCGCGAGCCGCTACAGGGTCGCAGAGTTGACTGCAGGCGACTGGTTCCCGGATATTCAGGCTCGCGCCACTGAATTGAATAATCTGCGGCGCGAGAGGTTGGCACGCCAGATTGAGGAGGAGAGGGTCAGTCTTAGTCCTCGGATGAGTGACGTTGAGGTTGAGCAGGAGGCTAAGCGGCGTCGCCATGCTGAAGTTGATGCTTCTCGCAGGGTTGAGGCGTATCAATCTGCCTATGACCTTCGTTCTGGTGTTGTCGAGACGGAGAGGGATAAGTTCGGGAGGACTCTTGCTGAACAGATGCTCGCGCGCGCTAAAGACGGGTTCATTCCATTCTCCCCTGAGTTTGTTCGACCTCCGACGTTCCGTGAGTCGTTCATGCAGGGTTTTGGCGGGCCACAGGATGCTCCGTTTGGCCAGATGGTTGGCCAGACCGCTCGCATCTCATTGTTCTATGGTGCCGCGTATCGCGGTTTGGCTTTGGTGCAGGATGCGATGCGTCAGGTCACTCAGGAGTCTTTGGACTATCAGGGTGCTTTGACTGACATTTCTGTTGCCACGAACCGCTCTCGTGGTGAGATTACCGGGCTGGCTGAGGGGCTTGGGTCTATTGCTGCGTCTGCTGGTTTTTCTGCAGTGCAGGGCGCTCAGGTTGGTGCTCGTAGCGTTGGTTTGTGGGGTTTGGCTGATGCGTCGTTGGCGGATCAGACGAATGCTGCTGATATTACGGCTCGCGTTGCTACGCAGGTTGCTCGTGTAACGCCGGGTTCTGATTTGAATGCTGTGGCGACGCAGTTGGTTGGTACTGCTCGTGCGTTCAACTTGGGTGTTGATCAGTTGACTCGCATTCAGGATTCGTCTATTTTCATTGCCCGTCAGACGGGTCAGGATGCGCAGCCTTTGTTGGGCGCGACGGCGAATGTTGCGACGCTGGGTACGGCTGCCGGGTTCTCTCTTGAGCAACTGATGGCAATTATTGCTCAGGTTGGTACGACGACCGGGCAGAACCCTGAGGGTACCGCCGGTCAGTTCCGTCAGGTGCTGTCTCGCGAGTTCACTCCTGTTGCTCGTCGTGCTGAGGATGTTTTTGGCATTGATACGAGTGATCTTTCGACGGTTGCTCAGGTGTTGGAGCGGGTTGCTTCTGGTCCAATGTCTACGGAGCAGTTGAATCGGTTCTCTACCATTTTTGGTAAGGGTGGTTCGCAGCAGGTTGCTTTGGTGGCGTTGCAGAACTGGGATCGTATTCAGGGTTTGTCTTCTGGTGCGTCTAACGCTCAGGGCGCTGGCGAGCAGGCCTATAAGGCTGCGATGAAGGATATTGGACAGCAGTTGAGGGTGATGGGCGCCGAGTGGATGGAACTCGGTTTGATGCTCACTCAGTCTGGGGTATTGGACTGGATTGCGTTGGCGATTAAGGGTGCTACGTCGGTTGCTGAGGCGTTGCAGCTTGTTGTTGGTGCGTTTAATGAGATCCCTCGCCCTATTCGTTCTGTGGCTGCTGCAGTGGCTGAGTTTATGCTTGTGTCGCGGTTCTTGCGTTCTGGTATGGGCGCGGGGATGATTGCTTCGCTTGGTGGTGGTGCCGCGCGGACTAATGCCGCTATTCAGGCTGCTCCGGGTTTTGTTGCTAGGGCTTTTCCGACGTTTGCTGGGGTTGCTGCGCAGGCTCGTGGTGGTTTGAATACTGCGTTTGCGACGGGTGCGTATCGCGGTATTAATGCTGTGGTTCCTGCGACTGGCCGGGCGTTTGCTGCGGTGCAGCCAGGGTTGCGTGCTGTTGGTGGCGGCAGTGCGGCAGTTGGCGCTCTGGGAATTGCTTCTGCAGCGTATATTGTTGGGGATCAACTGGTTAAGTCGTTTGAGCATGCGTCTGCTGGTGCTGATGCGTTTGGTGATGCTGCTCATTTGGCTGCTGTTGCGGTCAGCCCTGATGACTATCTGGGTGCTGCTCGTGCGGCTCGCATGGGGGCGCAGGAGGCTCGGGATTCTACGCTTTACGGCTTGAAGCCGGGTGATGTTGCGAATCTGATCCCTTCTATTGTCGGGTCTTTGTCCGGCGGTAATGCTCGTTCTCGTGAGTTGACTGATTTGGCCAATGAGTATGAGGCGAAGGCCGCTGAGGTTGAGGCTCGCCAGCGGCGCGTTCTGGATACTGATCCGGCTGAGGTTTTCAGTGATTTCTCGGTTGATGGTTTGGCTGAGTCTATGAAGACTTTGGAAGACGATGGGTATTCGGCTGCTCAGCGCGTGCTGTTATTGAGTGATGCGATGTCCCGTTTGGCTGGTACTGCTGATGCTGGGAAGGTGTTTGGTTTCCGGGCTAATCAGATTGATGATGTTGCTGGTGGTATTGCTGGTGGTGTTGTTGATTCGATTGGGCGTGAGCAGGAGCGCGTTCGCTTGGTAGGGGCGGCTGCGCATGTGAATGTCTTGCGTGGCGGCAATTTATTCCAGAACGCTTTGGGTGATATTGATACTGATGCTGTTCGTGGCACCATTCAGGATCTTCTTATTAAACGTTTGTCTGCGATGGGTGATCAGATTGCCTTGAGCGATAGCGACATCAATGACATGGTTAACCTTGCTATTGGTGGCCTTGAGCATGCTGGCGGCGATGAGTATCTGAAGTTGCCGGAAGAGTCGAAGAAGGCTATTCAGAATAGCCTTTCGGGTCAGATTCGTAGGGCGTTGCAGCCGTATAGTGTTGAGTCTGTCTCTAAGGATGTTTCTGGTTTCCTTAATGAGATGATGGGCGGGGCCCAGATCTTGCGCGATGAGGCTTTGATGCGCGGGGATTCTGATGTGAGTGCTGCGCGCACTGAGATAAGCCGCCTAGATTCTGATGCTGCTTCGCTGCAGTCTCTTCAGGGCCAGGGTGTGATGACTGAGGAGGATTCGCGGCGCTTCGAGTACATTAAGCTGTTGATTCTTCAAAAGAAGCGTGAACTGGTTGGGTTGCGCCTGGCTGAGATCGACCGCCTCACTGAGTCTGCTGTTGGCGGCGTGGCTGAGGATAATGTGACTGAGCAGTTGCGGATCCGTGCTAATGGTGCCGATTCGAAGTTTAGGATTGCTGCTCGTGCGTATGGCGACTCTGTGCGGATCAATGAGCACGGTGTTCCTGTGTTTGATGCTGAGGCCGGTCAGCAACTGTCTGCGGCGTCTAACGAGAAGTTCCAGATCGCTCAGGGGCAGGCTAAGAATGACCTGGCTATCTTGCAGGCTCAGATGTCTAACGTTTCTCCCGGTAACGGTTTGGGTGAGGCGATGGCGAGTTACAACAGCGTCCTGGCTGCCATTAATTCGGGTATTTACACGCCCGGCGAGGCTCAAATGCTGCAGTTGCAGGCGCAGGCTACGCAGGCGGCGTTTAACGTGCGCTCTGTGCAGGTTCAGGGTGCTAACGCTAACGCTTTGGCGAACATTGACCCTCGGGCTAACTTGCAGCGGATTCAGCAGCAGGTTGCCAATGCTCGTCGCGAGATGGGTCTGTATGCCCGTTCGGATCCTCGGTATGGGCAGTTGCGTGATCAGATCGCTCAGTTGCAGGTGCAGTATTTGGAGGGTGTTGCGAGCGAAGCTAATGCGATGGCTTCTGCGAATATTGCTGGGCACACGTCGAGTCTTGAGCAAGCTCAGGTTCAGGTGCAGAATGCGCAGCGTACTCTGAGCACCCAGTTAAGGGGCACTGAGGGCTATTACAGCGCCCTGGCGGCATTAAGGCAGGCTAAGGTTCAGTTGGCCGCTGAGGAGCGCTCACAGGCCGATAGGCAGCGTCGCCTGGGGTCGGATTTGACTGACCCTGTGGCGCAGGCTCGCCTTGATGTGCAGAAGGCTCGTGATGAGCTTCGCGCTGCCACTCGTCGCGGAGATGGGCCGGATGTGAGGAATCAGGCTGAGCTTGATTTGCGGAACGCTCAGAACGCCGAGGAGGAGGCTGCGTTTAATCAGCGTTTGTCGGATATTCAGACGGCGAATGATCTGGGTCGTATCACTCACACGGCGTACATGGGCTACCTGCAGTCTGAACATGACCGTTTGCAGGCTATTGGTAACCGTACTCGTCAGCAGCAGGAGCAGTTGGATCAGATTGACAAGCTGATGAAGTCTGCGGCTGAGGAGATGAATGGTCAGTTCAATATTGGTGACATTGATTTGCCGACTGTGTATGACGTGCGTCGTGCGATTGGTGCTGGCATTGGTGGTGGCGTGAATGACTATTCGAACTCGAACAATAACCTGACGATCAACGGCGCGGATTTTGCGCAGGTTGTTGAGTATATTCAGCAGTTGTTTGGTGGGGCTTCGTTCTCTACGACCACCATTAGCGGAAGGAAGGCATGATGGCGGTTCAGAGGTGGAAGTTCGTTGATTTGAGCGGGCAGATGGAGGATTACACGTTTCGTCGCAACCCGAATGCGATGACGTCACCTAATCCGTCTCGCCAGTTCACTGCTGAGCATACGTCTTCTGGTTTGGAGGGGCGTCCTCTTGTGTGGGAGGGCGCCCGCCAGTTGGCGTCATGGTCGTTCTCTGGGGTGGCGTGGACGCAGGAGGATTGGCAGGATCTGGAGAAGTGGGTGTATCGGTCGTCTTCTCGCGTTCGGGTTGAGGATCATTTGGGCCGGAAGATTGTTTCTGTGTTCACGAATGTGGAGGCCGACCTGCAGCCGGGCGTGAAGAGTGTGAATGGTATTTTGCGCCCGTATTACGGCAAGTACACGGTGTCTGCTTTGGCTTTGGAAGTGGAGGGGTTTTAGTGCGTGACGATATGCCTGTCGGCTTTGATGAGGTGTGGCGTTCTGGCGTGTTTGTTGGGGATACGCGTCCGGTTGTGCGGGTGACTATTCAGAAGCCTCAGATGCGGTTGTGGAACTTTTTGATGAAGTCTACGTTCCGGCGTGTGCCTCAGTACTTGTTTGATACGAGTGCGTTTAATCCGTATCCGTCTGGTATTGATCCGACGAAGGGTGAGCCGGTGACGCAGACGTATGCTGATTATTTGTTTTCGGCCCCGTCTGCTCCTGTGGAGTTCCCGAATGTTCGGTCGGTGTCGTTTTCTCGTTCGACGGATGTGGATGCTGGGCAGGCGACGATCACGTTTTGGAATACAAGGCCGCTGCCTGTTGGTCAGGTTCCTGAGCGGGGTGATTTTGATCAGCCTGGGTTTTATTCTCCGGGGCGTGGTCGTGGACGCTTTTCTGGGCGTTGGGGCCATCAGTCGAACGTGTGGTCTGCGTTGATGCAGCCGGATAATATCGTTCGGGTTTATCAGGGGTACGGGTCTGATGTGCTGGGCTCTTCGTTGGATTCTCCTGATTTGATTCCTCCTGAGCGTGATTCGAAGTTGGTGTTGACGGGCACGTGGCATATTGATGATGTTGATTTGAGCTCTGATGGCACGATTACTGTGACTGCTCGTGATATGGGTCGCCTGCTGTTGGATCAGATGGCTTTTCTTCCTGTGGTTCCTAAGGATTTTTATCCGCTGGAGTTTGAGCAGTGGGGGGATGTGACTGTCCAGTCGCAGTACACGAAGGTTACTGATACTCGTAAGACTGGTTTCCTGCCGTTTAAGCTTGTTGGTACGGGTAATGATAAGTGGCCTGAGTCTGCGTATCTTGGAGCTGACCGTCACGGGCATAAGTTGGCTCATGCTGCGGATGGGAAACTGGATACGTACTGGTTGTCTGTTGGTAACGGCAATCCGACGTGGCGCTCTTCGTATGAGTACATTGATATTCAGGTGGGCGGTTACACGGTTCAGGAGATCCGTTTACGGACGGTGAAGTCGAACCATATTGCGTGGATCTCTGTGAAGCAGAAGGGGTCGAATGCGTGGGTTGCTGGCAAGACGATGCCGTATCACCAGGATGGTCGTGGCCGGTATGAGGAGGGTGTTCCTTATATTCGGAAGAAGGCGTTGGGGGACGCGAAGGATGAGCAGGTCATTCCGGTTGGGGTGAAGAATGTTTCGTTGATTCGCTTGTGGTTGAATGCTACGGCTGCGTTTAATTTTCCGGGCGCGAGGTATCGTGCTGCGATCCGTGAGATCCAATTGTGGGGTGAGAGTGGTTCTTTGACGAAGGAACAGAAGGTTCGTTCGCAGAGTACGGCTTTGACGAAGGGCCCGGCTGGTTCTAATCCAGGCAGGATCCAAGACTTTACGGATATTGTGAAGCTCGCATGCGCTTGGTCCGGGCTGTATTGGCCGTCTACTGGGTATGTGTACCATTCGGATGGTTCTAAGGTCTCTGTGAGGCCGTCGCAGTCTGATTCGAAGGTGTTGGGCGGTAAGGTGACGGGCCGTGTGTGGGGGGATTTCGAGCAGACGGGGACGGTCCCTCTGGCACTGTTGTCGGCAAGTAATTTTGATAAGCGTTCCATGCGGGACGTTATCAACTATGTGGCTGACATGATTGGGTTCTTGTTCTTTGTGGATGAGACGGGCGGTGCCGTGTGGCGTATGGCGAACGTGTGGGAGAAGGGGTCGTGGGTTTCTGGATTGTCGTCCAATCCGCGTCGCGTGACGTCCCCTATGATTTTGGATGAGAATGTCACAATCATGGATTTGCGGGCGAATTTGACGTCTCGCAATGTTCGTGAGGGTGTGTTTGTCGCGAATGCTATTGGCGGCTATGCGGAGATGGTTGCCGGTTATAATCCGAACGATACGGGCTTGCGGCGCGTTGCCGGTTATACGGATAGCAACTTTCAGGATGCTGAAGAGGCGCGCGTGATGGCTGATCTGATCACAGTGCGCCAGCTCTTTAAGTACCGCACGGACACGATCATGATCACCGCTAATCCAGCCATTCAGATTGACGATCAGGTGCAACCGTTTGAGCGGGTCACGTCTGAGGGGTTTGTGCATTACGTGAAGGGCATCCAGTCGGATATGGACGTAAGGTCGGGCAAGTGGACGATGCAGTTGCAGACTCACTGGTTGGGTGATGATCCTGAGGGCAAGTGGGCTGTGCGGCGCAATACGTTGAATGATTCGACGGTGAGTTTTGTGGATGCGAATATTGGCAAGGTTGAGTCTCCTCGCAGGGGGGTGTCGTTGTGAGTATTGCGTTTGGTAATTTTTTTGATCCTCGGGTTGCTGCGCGTGAGAACAGTGCGCAGGTGGAGGCGCAGCGGGAGAATAGGTCTCGTACAGCGTTTTCTACGCATTCGTTTCAGGTTTCTGGTGTGGGGACGGTGCTGTTGGGGACGGTTGATTTTGATTTCGTGTTTTTGGATCGCCCTCGGGTGATGATGGGGGCGTCTATTTTGCAGACACCCCCTTTGGGGACGTGGGGTTTGCCTGATGTGAATGGTCTCGTCACGAAGTGGGTTGTGGACCGCAAGAAGCATTACACGGGCGCTCAGGTTTATGCGGTGACGGATATTCGCAGGGTGGATGGTGAGGCTCCTGAGGCGTACCCGGAGTTCTCTGCTGTCCTCGATGTTGTGTTTGTTGGTGTTGCGTATAAGGATCTGGGCACGTCGGTGACGGTTGCGTCTGAGATGTTGTCCCCACGACCTACTGGTTTGGGAGGGTAATTGTGGCTGGCAGGACTGAGCGTTTTGGTTTTAATACGTTTGGTGGGGGTGAGGGCGGTTCTATTTCTGATGATGGGTTTAAGTTCTCGTCGGATGATCGTAGGGCCCTGGATGCCATTTTGGCGGCTATTGAGCGGCATAACCACCATTTAGTGGCTCATGGGTCTAGCGAGGCTCCTGGGGCGCCTTCTGTGACTGTGGGGGCGGATGGGTACCTTGAGGGCGGGTTTGAGTATTTCTATCGTGTTGCTTTACTGAACGAGGATGGTTCAGTTGGCGAGGCGGGCGACGAGGCTTCTATCACTTTGCCTGCCGTGCTGCAGTCTCCTGACATTCCTGCGGTTGCGAACATTGAGGGCTCTATGCCTGTCGGCTCGTTGCTTCCGGGTGTGTATTACTATGGCCTGACGGCTCATGTTGGCATCCAAGAATCTCCGCTGTCGGCGACCGTCCCCGCTCAAGTTATTGCTACTGGCTCGGTGCGGCTGGAACTTCCTGAGTTCGAGGATCCAGCAGATTCGTACACGGTGTGGCGCATGGGGCCCGGGGAGCCCGGGTTTACGCGCATTGGTATTACTGATCTCCTAGAGTTCATTGATGATGGCTCGGTTCCAGCGGATCCTTGTGCGGGTTCCCCTGGTCACACGCCTCCTGATTTCAATACTGGTGCTGCTGTTTATTCGGTGGTTGTTTCGCTACCTGCGGGGCTTGAGGCTCCGTTTGGGTGGGTTATTTACCGGACGGACACGTCTGGCTTGTATGACGGTCAGTGTGTTGTTGAGCGTGTGACGGCGTTTGTTGATGAGGATGATCCTGAGTCGGGTGTGGTGACTTCTTGGTCTGATGTTGGCGATCCGCTTCAGGGCGGTACTCCTCGCACGGTTGAGGATATTCGGTTTGTTCCGTTTACGTTTGATGCTCGTGACGAGCTTCCAGATCCTGCCGGTTTCCCCGATTGGTATCCGATTGTGCATAGTGGGAAACTTCTTGTTCGTTCAGGGTTGGAGTGGATTCCTTTGGGCGGGGGGTCCGGCTCTGTATCGTTGCCTATTTTTACGAGCCCTAACGGATCGCGTTTTATTCAGTCGGTGTCGGATGATGGAGAGTTCGTTCTGACTCCTACTGAACTGCCCGGTCCGCCCGCTCCTGTTGTTGTTTCGGTTATTGGAGGCTGAGATGTCTGTTTTTGATGATGCGATCTTGGACATTAACCCTGCCGTTGAGGGTGGGTGTGTTGTTGATCCTGTGACTCGTGACGTGTCTGGGACTGTCGGACAGATGGTTTCTGATGACTCCACTTTGCCTGTCGGCAAGGTTCTTGATATTGATGATGCAGTGTCAGTTGTTTCTGGTATTGGAATTGATTTTGCTGCGGCTGACATTTCTGTTGGTGATGGATCGTATTCCATATCTGATGATGGCTTGATTTGGGTTCGTGACGGTGATGATGATGTGCTCACTGTGTCGGCTACCGTGGACTCTTCAGATCCTGATCTGACATATTTTTCAATGTGGATAGATTGCTTGGATGGCGGATCTTATAGCGTTGACGTTTCATGTTTTGATGATTCTGACTCTTTGATTAAGTCATTCTCTGGACTTTGCGGCGGCAACCCCGAAGGTTGGTGGGTTGTTGTTGCTCCACTGTCCGGTTCTGGAGTTGTTGATCATGTTGAGGTTTCTGTGTCTCGCGGAAACTCCTCAACGGTTTTTGCCGGAAGTGAAGTTCGCGTCAGAATGATGGGCTTTGGTGACCTTTCGGCTGGAGATTGGCATCCTGCCTTTTCAGGGAGGGACGATTTGATTGTCCCGACTGCTGTTAGTGATTTTGGGCCTGGGCTTCGGTTTGATGGTGGAGAGACTGGCGGATGGGGGTTGGTTGATACCACCGGATTCACGGATCAGAGTTGCTTTTATGCAAGGTGCTCCAATGGCGCAGTGTCTTCCGGGTATAGGGAGTATGACAGGTCTGATGCTGGTGATTTTATTGACCCTCCAAACTTCACTGGTACGGGTGAGTTCACTGTTGCTCCGGGTAGCGTTTATTCGCGTTCATTTGTTGTGGTTCATTGCGAGCCTGGCGGGTTTGTTGAGTTGTTCCATACTCGGACTGATGGGGCTCTTGGGGTTGAGTGGTCTGGGGCTGAGGGGAGTTCTTCCCTGGTTCCTAATGTTGTTGATGGTGATTTTCTTTACACTGGGGCATCTCTGACCTTCAGTCGGGGCGGCGCCGCACCGGGAACGTATGTTGCTCTGGTTGAAGATTGCGGTATTAGTTCTTGGCCGTTCCTAGGGTACTCTTGGGTGGCGTCTGAGTCCCTTGGGAACGCTTTTGCCCGGTGGGTTTCTGGATGGTCTCTTGGTGGCGACGTTGAGGCTTGGGATTTTTTCCCTGGATCGGTTGCGGCGAGATATTCGTCCGGCAGTCAGGCTCAGGTGGACGTACTCCCTGCCGGTTCTTTTGTTTCCAACTTCGGACCTCCAGATTTAACCATCTCTTCCGGTCTTAAGGTGTCTCGCATTTTGGCTTGGGACAGGGTTTTGTCTGACGAGGAACTTTCTCAGGTTCTGGTCAGGGCCACCCGGGAGATTTCTTGGGATGTCCCATTGGATGGCGGTTCGCCTATTACTGGATTTAGGGTGTTTACTGTCCGTGGCGGTGAGGTTTCTGTCGAGAATCTCCCCGCTGACGCGACTTCGTATTCAACTGGATCTTATGGTGGTCCTGTGTGGGTTTCTGCTGTTAATGCTGTTGGTGTTGGAACTCCTGGGGGTGCGGCATGAGTCGTGATCGTGCGTTCTTCTTCATGAACACGATGGCTAATATCAGTTCTTCTAATTGGGATATGACTTTTTTTGAGTATCCTTCGGGGAAGTCGTTTACGGTGCCGAATGTTGGTGATGCGTATCAGTCAGCAATAACTTCTGCGGTTCAAGGTTCTGGTGGTGTTGTTTTTTGGGACAATCTGAGACGCGCAGATTACCCGGCTGTATTGAGTGGGAAGTTTGAGTTTCAGGGGTTTTTGGACTATTTGGACTTTAATTCCTATGACGTGCAGTCTGTCGGCAAGCCTGTCTTTGATGATGATGGCGGTATCGTTCAGGCTGGGATGGAGGATGGAAGTCTTGTGGTGAGGCGGTGGGATTCTGTCACCCTTGATGCCGTGACTAAATCATTTAATGTTGATACTGGTGATATTTACTCTCCATCTGTTGATGGGGTGCATCACTTCGGTGGTGGAGTGTTTGTCGCACTGGTATCGGGGCATGGCTATTTGGACCCAAGCAGTACATATGCTGTAGCTTTTAGGGCCACTTCCGATGTCATAGAGGTGACTGACCAGATTCATGTGCATCCGGGTGGTGAGTGGCTTGGCACATCTCCTTCGGCGCCAATTGTTCCGGTTGATGGTAGGACGTTTTATTTTTATGGCACTTACGGTGAACCGGGGCCGATTTGGGGGCCGTATGGCATCGAGGTTTCTTGTTCTGTTTCTGCTACTGGGATGCTTTCGTTGGGGGACGTGAAGGATCGTGGGTATGATTTTTTTACTAATTCAGTTTTCTTTTCTGGTGATGGTTCAGGTGGGCTAGATAGCAATGGGTTCTTGAACTGTTGTTTTGATGGCGACTTTCTATATGTTGCGAGCCATTTGGATCGTGGTATATATCGGATCAATTGGAGGACTGGTGAGCACCTCAGGCTGGCCGATCTAGTTAGCCCCGAGGGATCTGTGGGTGAGGTGTCATTTTTTCAACTCTTAGATGGAGAGATTGTTTACGCCGTAGGGGTGTCCTCGTTTGGTTCACTGCCTCAGGCTCTTTATGTATATTCGGTTCCCAAGTCTGGCGGAGGTCCGGTCGAGGTGGCCGCGTATGGCGAGGGGGACTTTTACAATTATCAGTTCCCGGATGCGTTTGGTTGGTATGGTCTTGCTTTTGGCGAGGAGTCTTCACTTTCTCCTAAGTCATTTCCGCTCCCTCCTCAGACGGCTCGTGCTGGCTGGAAAGTGAAGCAGGGTTTCTTCTCTTAGGGCGGCATCAAAGCCCCTCCCTTTGGCCAGGGAGGGGCTTTTGTGTTTCCGATGACCATTTGATGTGTCGCATCAGCTTGCCTGTCGGTGGGTCGCCGTAATGTTTCTGATGTTCGAAAGTTTCCTTGCTGAGGGTTGGTGTTTGGTATGTCAGAAAGGCCCGAGTGGGCTCGCCCGGGAACGTCTGTCGAGGTCACTTTGCATGACGGGAATCGCGTTAAGGGCGAGGTGTTTTTCAGTGATGGCCTCCCTCCTTTTCGTGTCGGTGTTGGGTCTGTTGTTTTCTGCTGGGATGATGTGAAGTCTGCGCGGGTGACTGGATCTAGTGTTTTGGCCGGGTTTGAGTCGGGAGATTTCGTCCTGGGTGCAACCCGTCAGGGTGCCCAGTTCGTCGGCGTTGTTTACGTGGGTTACCCATACGGCCAGCCGCTTGTTGTTCGCGCTCGCCATCACAATGGTGAGGCATGTGTCATTAAGGGTGCGGAGATCGACTGGATTGATCTTATTGAGTGGCCGGAGGTTGGCTCAGATGACTCTTCTGTTTAACTTCCGCATGGACCGTATTGCGCGCAGGGTGCGTCGTATGCGCCGCGACGGGTTTGATGATGAGGCTATTGAGGCGTTTGTGTCTCAGGCTTTGGGTGTTCCAGTCGAAGAGAGGAGGATTTTGGTGTGATTGCTCCGATGGTGATTCGCCAGTCTGACTTGTCGTCGTTTTCGTATTGTGCGATGCGGCAGCGGTACGACCATGGCATGATTGCTAATAACTTGTCGCACAAGCTCCCACGCTTGTCTGCGACGATTTACGGCACGGTGTTGCATGCGTGTTTGGAGTTCATGCAGCGTGGCGTGAATGAGGGTAAGCCTGACATGTATGAGCAGGCTTTGGCGAAGTTCCAGCATTTATGGCATCCCGAGAGGATTCATGAACTTCCGGGTGTTCCGGGGTGGCCTAATGTGTGGGTGAAGAAGACTAATTCTGGCATGTATTCGTCGTTTGCTGCGCAGACTCTTGCGGCAGCGCATGGCTGGATGGAGGGTCGGATTGAGTCTGGTGAAGTGCTTCTTGGCACCGAACTCCAGTTTGATCTTCCGTATGAGGTTGATGGTGTGACGCATACTTTGCACGGCACTATTGACCGCCTGTCGTTGGTGTTTGGTTCGGGTAAGACAAAGCCTCCTATGTTGATTGTGGGGGACTGGAAGACGGGTAAGAAGCCGACGTATCTGCAGTATGCGATGCAGTGGACGATCTATTCGTGGGCTTCTACTCAGCCAGCGTTTTGGGAGAACTTCAGGGGCATTCCGGCGTTTAATGACGTTCTTGCGGCTTTGTATGCGCGTGGTTTCTCTTTGTTTGGGGAGTCGGAGCATCCTCTTGTGCCGCGTCGCGGCTTGTGGTTAAGCGCGCAGGATGGCGGGTTCTCTGAGAGTGATTGTGGGTTCCGTGGGGATCAGCATTTCGCTCGGATGAGGTTGGCTATCAAGAATTACGTTGAGGCTCGTGTGGGCGGTTTTGCGCCGCTGACTATGGATAACGAGAAGTGCAATTTTTGTGTGTACAACGGGCAGGATCCGCTTGTTGCTGAGGACCCTGATGTTCCTGTGTGCGGGGATGCTCCGTTGCCGGTTTTTCAGGAAGGAGTTGAGCCGTGGGAGCAGTGGGTGAAGTGACTGATAGGGTGTTTTGGGTTGATGGCAGGGCCTATAGGACTTTCCCGAGGTCTCATTGCAGCAATGGGCACGAGTTTACTGAGGAGAACACTCGGTTTTCTTACCGTCAGGATGGGAGTGTTCGATGCAGGATTTGCAGGACGTGTCAGCGTGAGTGGGCCGCCAGGAAGCGAGCTCGTGTTCGTGTAGCCCAGGTCAATGAGGCTGCTCCCGTTGAGGCGTCGAAGGTTTTTGCCCGCGTGGTGACTTCGCATGTGTTTGCTTCTCGTGAGGCTTACAATGCGTGGGCTCGGTCTATGCAGCCCCTCCTTGGCGGGGATTGGCTGCTGAGCCCGGATAGCAGCGTCACATCTGTGATGCTGGATGAAGTGAAAGAGGTTGATACTGTCCCCGGTGTTGGGGATGGTGTCCGTGAGTTCTGGAACAGGATTGGAGTTGGTTATGCCGGTTACCCTGAAGTCTCCTAGGTTGGGGGCCATTGGTGAGGGTGGTGACATTGCGACGCGGAATTACATTCATGCGGTGGTGTTTGGTCCTTCTGGTATGGGTAAGACGCCGTATGCGGCGCAGTTCCCGAAGCCTGTCTTTTTGATGGCTGACCGCAATGGTGAGCAGTCTCTGGTGATGACGAATACTCCGTATATGGAGGTTCGTTCGGTGGAGGATTTCGATGAGGCTATCGAGATGCTGGAGGCTGACCAGTTCAACCCTGACCGCCGTTTTGAGACGGTTGTGTTGGATACAGTGTCTGTGTTCCAGGATCATGTGGCGATGAATCTTGTGCGCCGCTTGAATCTGAAGAACATGGATGGTTTCAAGAACTGGGGCGAGCTGGAGACTGAGGTGAAGTCTCGTTTGGCTCGGCTGCAGAACATGAAGTACAACATTGTGGTGTTGTGTCATGTGCAGGATGTGTTTGGTGCTGAGGATCGTGAGTTGGAGCCGCTGTTGAAGGGTTCCGTGCGCCAGTCGTTGACTCGTGAGTTCCCGTTTGTCATTGGTTTGTGGCGTAAGCGTGAGATGGTGGGTGAGGGTGAGGATGCTACTCCTACTGATGTTCTGCGCGCATATTTCCAGCCGACTGCGCTGTATCCGATGGCTCGCACACCGTCCCGTTCACTGCCCGAGTCTCTGCCGGTGACGTTTTCGCCGGATGATTTTGATCAGATTCGTAAGTATTTGGATGCGCGTGCTGCGGAGTTGAATCAGGTCGCTCAGATCGCCCCTATGAAGCCCGTTCGGAAGCCTGAGGCGCCGAAGCCCGCTGGGACTGCCGGGGAGGCTCCCGTGGCTGCTCCTGCGCTTTCTAGCACGCCTGCGTCGGACGAGTCTGGCCCTGTTCCTTTGAATCTTCCTGCGAGCGCCGAGCGTCTCGCTAAGAAGGGTAAGAAGGAGAAGGAGGCTGTTGAGGTCGCTGAGGCTGAGCCGACGCTTGAGGAGGCGGTTGCTGCCGTCAAGGAGGTGCTTGGCGGCGAGGAGATCTCTTTGTTTGACCGGGTGAAGGCTACGAAGTCTCGCTCGGAAGCTCTGGCTTTGTACGCAGAGAACACTGATGCGTTCACTGATGAGATGAATGCGTACATTCGTGACCGCATCAAGAATGACCCTGAGTTCGCTAATTCCTGATTGGAGAGGATGTTTCAATGCCTAGTGCAACCTACACGGAGGAGTCTCCGTTTTACTGGCCTGAGGGCTGGATTCGTGCCCGTATCGCTTCGTGCGAGGAGAAGGAGATCCCTTTCACGTTGAAGGAGACTCATCCTCTTGTGAAGGACGGTAAGGCGAAGGTTGGTGACCGTTCGTCGTTTGTTCGGTGGGAGTGGAAGTTCGTTGCTTTGAATGGCTTGCGTTCGGGTGAGGAGATTTCTGTTCTGACGGATCCGAGTGTTACATGGAACTCGGAGGGGCAGAACAACACTGCGTCGCTGATGATTGCGGCTCGTGGTGGCAACGGTCTGCCGAAGGGTCAGGTTGTGTCCACTGATTCGGTGATTGGTCTTGAACTGGACATCAAGATTGAGAATGGCAACATTACGCCGAAGCGGGACAACCCTGGCGAGTTTTGGTACAACTCGAAGGTCACCGACTGGGCTGTGGCTAATTCGTATTCGGGTGGGCAGCCTGCCGATCCGTGGGCGAACGAGAGTTCCGGTCCTGCTGCTCAGTCCGCTAACCCGTGGGGCGCCGCAGCTCCTGCAGGGTTCACGGATGAGCCCCCGTTTTAACACTTTGTAGTGTTGAGCGTGTTGCGCCCCCACAACAGTGGGGGCGTTTCATGTCCACCACTGTTGAGAGGATTTCCATGAGGGTTTTCGTGTCGAGCAATTCTGCTCTGTTTGATGCTTACTGTGAGGGTGAGGAGGTTTACAAGGAGTGGCATACGCGCTTGCAGGGCCGCTTGAGTGCTCTTGGGTTTGCTGCTGGGGAAGTTGTCCCTGTGTTTGCTCGTCGTGGCGTAGAGCGGGTTCTGCTGGGTTTTTCGGCTACGTTCACGGATTTGACGCAGCACGGTTTTCAGCCGGTGCCGGATTGGAATGATGTGCATACTCCTGTGCCGCATTCTTTAGCTGATGGGCTACTGGGTAGCTTAGGCCCGATCCCCGAGGATTCTTTGGTGTTGGTCGAGCGTTTTGGGATGCCTGCATCCGCGAAGATCGGGCCTCGTCGCATGACTTCTCCAGAGGTTTCCGTTGAGGGCGACAGGGTTGTCGTCTGCTGGCATCATGATGTGGAGATTTCCTTCGATGAAGCCGTGTGGTCTGAGCGATGAACTTAAGCGTTGAGGAGTATCTGGTCTCTAAGGGGTTGCGCCCTGTCCGCGCTGGTAACAATCAGCTCCTTGTGCATTGCATGTTCCACGATGATTCGAAGCATTCTCGCGGGAAGATGTACATTAATGCCGAGCATGGCGCCTACCAGTGCAAGGTGTGCCTGTCTGAGGGCGGCTTCTATTCCCTGATGAAGCATTACGGGGATGAGAAGGAGCAGCGGGTTAACGCTGACGTTATTGAGCGTTCCATGCGCGCCGAGATTCTTACTGACTACGTGAATCATTGCCATGATGTTCTTGTCTCTGGTGAGAATCAGTCCATCCTTGATTATCTGATTGATCGTGGCATTAGCCTTGATTTGGTGGAGCGTTACAAGATCGGCTTCCATGCTTCTGGCGACAATGTTGAGGCGTTACACAAGTATGGCCGGGAGAAGGTGGAAGCCACTGGCCTGCTGTATAGCGGCGGCAGGTGGGCGCTCGCGGGGCAGATTACCATCCCGTACATATCTAATGGTCGGGTTTTGATGGTGCGCGGCAAGGATATTGCTGGTAAGTACAAGACTCTCATGGGCGATCAGCCTCGGCTTTTTAATGGTGATGGCCTGAAGGAAGCGGATATGGCCCTGATTTGCGAGGGGGAGTTTGACACTCTCGTGTTGCAGGAACTGTTGAAGACGAGCCCGGACGCGAGCCTGCGCAATATTGCCGTGGTGGGCGTTGCGGGGACTGGAGCACTGCCTGAGGGTAAGGACTTTCCGAAGTATTTTGAGGGGTTCCGTCGCGTCTATCTGGGGTTTGATGCAGATAATGCGGGTCGGAAGGGCGCGGCTGCGTTGCATGAATTGATGCCAGCGCAGTCGAAGACGCTGGAGATCCCCGAGCAGGGTGCTGACTGGACTGACTGGTTGATTGCGCGCAGCACGAACGGTGAATACGGGAAGACCTGGAAGGACGTTCAGGCTCTCATCCAGGAGGCTGAGGATCGTGATAAGCGTGTATTCTCGGTGTCTGATGCGGTGCGGGCGTATGAGGAGGAAGAGGCGACGGGTGTTGGCTTGCGTCTTGGCTTCCCGTCGTTGGATGGGTATTTTCCGAAGGGTTTTCGTCGCGGTAATTTGATTGTTCCGCTGGCTGGAACAGGTGTCGGTAAGGCTTTGGCTGCTGATACTCCTATTCTTACTCCTGCAGGGTGGACGACTCAGGGCAGATTGAGGCCGTGGGATTACGTGTTTGGCCCGGATGGTAAGCCTGTGAAGGTTATCGGCGTGACTCCTCTGCAGCATGGTCGCCCTTGCTATAGGGTTACTTTTGGCGGTCAGTCAGTTGTTGCTGATGAACTTCACGAGTGGACTGTGGAGGACTTCCAGGGTGGCACTGCAACTGTTGAGACTCGTGACCTTGTGAATATGGTTGGCAAGGTTTTCATACCGGGAAAGTATGACTCTCAGCTTTTGCGGAAGGGCGCCCGGTATAAGAGTGGTGGTAGTCGCATTCTCCATAGAGTGGAGCAGGTGGAGAGTGTTCCGGTTCTTTGCATCCAGGTTGACCGCGAGGATGGGCTGTATCTTGCAGGCAAGGGCCTCCTGCAGACGCACAATTCGCTTTTCGTCCAGAACATCATGTGGAACACGCGCGGCGTGCGTACTTTGGCCATCACCCCAGAGCTTACTCGTGCAGAGGTATGGGGGCGCCTGCGTAAGATCGGTCGTTTCCACATGCCATGGGTAGAGTCCGATCAAGAGTTGGCCAATGAACTCCCGAACCTATCCATCGTGGAGGAGAATAAGGTTCGCCCTCAGGATGTTCGGATGTTCATTGAGGAGTATGCGGAGCGGCATGGTGGTACCCCTGATGTCATCCATTTGGACTATCTGGGGTATATGGCCCGTCACGCTCAGGGGCAATCTGAGTATGACAGGATCACGAACGCCACAATGGACCTTAAGGCGCTCGCAAAGGAGTATGAGGCTGTTATATTCGCCCCGCACCAAGTGAACCGTTCTGGTGGCGTTGGGGAGGCCCCTGAGGCCGATAAGGGCCGTGGCGCTGGAACCGTGGAAGAGACGGCTGATGTTCTGCTCGGTTTGTGGACTCCGTGGCAGAAGGAGTCTGGTGGCCGCGTCGGGGACGAGTTCATGGTTCGCATCTTGAAGTCTCGTCAGGGTAACCGTGGCCGCGAGGCCCAACTTTTGATTTCCGCTATGAGCCTTGTCGTGTCAGATCCGGTGATTCCGGGTCATAAGGTCAAGGTGAATAGTGAGAATGAGCAGTGGAATATGGGTCGTCCATATGATTCATATTGGGACACTGTTCATCGGACGGCGATTGCCGCCCGGTCGGTTCAGGGTGAGATGCCCTTCTAGTGTGGAATGAGGATCTAATGTCCAAGATTGACAAGCCGCTGCCCTCTCCCGAAGTTCTTATGGAGAGTAGCGCACAACTGGTTCAGTACATTGCGCTGGGTGAACTGGTTGAGAAGGAAGTTAAGGAAGCTCGTGCGCGGCACACGGAGATGTTGAAGCGTGTGCATGATGCAACTGGTTCCAAGTCGTGGGAGGCTCGCTATAAGGGCGAGCGCCTCGCCAACCTGACCCTCGCGTTTAACGCTGAGTCTTTCTCTGTGGAGAAGCCTGCTGAGGTCATTGAGTGGTTGAAGGAGAACGGTCTGGAGAAGTACCTTCACGTTGAGTTTCATGAGCGTGTGGTCATTGAGGAGCACACTACTGAGACGGTTGCTGAAGCATTCACAAAGGGTCTATCCCACAAGGATGGTGTGACTTACATTGATGGAACGCCCGTTCCTGAGGGTTTTGTGAAGCACGTTCCGGGCGGCACGAGAGTTTCTCGTCTCTCGGTGACTAAGAAGGACATTAAGGCTATCCAGAGGGCCCTGAGTGACCCTGAGAACCCTGCTTTGCAGCGCGCTGCTGGCTTTGAGGTTCCTCAGATTGAGGGTTCTGATGAGGCGCCGGTGGAAGGTGAGGTTGTTGACGAACCGAAGTCCAAGATTGACAAGTTCCCCTGGGAGTAGTCGTGTGGTTTGATGATCTGACGACCATCAAATACTCTCACGTACTGTCGTACATCGAGAGGCGGTTTGGTGCGTCTCGATGGGACGGCAAGGTCACGTATCAGGATTTCTTTAAACGCGAGTGCATTTCCGTGCAGGCGTGGGCGAAGAAGAGGAAGTTGGATGCGTGGAAACTTATGGCTGCGGCGAGGTATTGCGCGGAACATGACCTTCCGGTGCTGGCTTTTTGGGACTTGGAGAAGTTTGTTCCGGCTGCTGTTCCGTGGATGCAGGCGCGTCGCGAACTGCATGATTCAAAGTCATTTGATCAACAGTATACGACCGCTATCGCTGAGGCTTACGAGTCCGATCCTGAGTGGCATGTTCGTTTAGTTGCGTGCGTGCCAGAGTTCCGCGAGGAGACGTATAAGGAATGGCTGCAGTCAAGAGGTCTTCCCCAGCAAAAGTGAAGCTGGAGAGCCTTGCCGGGGTATCTCATGGGCATTTATGCTCGCAGTGCGTCAGGAGGTACGATGACCGTTGTGAGGATCCCGGCGTTGATCGGGTGTGTCCGATCTGTCGCAATGGAACGACCCGCCCAATCTGGTGGGTTACTCCGCAGGCTTGTTGCACGAAGGGTGTTGTTCGCTTGAGTCAGCAGGATGCTTGGCGGGCTCATTTGGGTGGCAAGTCTGTGTGGTGGGAATGTACGGTATGCAAACGGAAGCATCCGTTTGATCCAAGAGGAATGGAGTTGAGTAATGCCTAGTCCGTTTACGCTTCACACGAGTGATGACGTGTATGACGAGATTGATGTGGACTCGGAGTATGAGCCTGACGTGTCTGTGGAGTCTGGGTTTGATGATGGCCCGGAGATTCTGCAGGGTGTGTCTGTTTCTGAGGTGGAATCGAATGGCACGTTCGAGGGTCGCGCCATTGATGGTGGGACTCTGTTGAATGTGGCGTTGAAGTTGGATCACTTCCCCACGATGACAATTGATGACCGTGTGAAGGTCGTTGGCGAACTGATTGTTGTGGATGTTTCTCACCGTGTAAACAAGGATGGGAAGCTCACTCGCATCGTGAAGGCTCGCCAGCAGGATGCTTACGTTGAGCCGTTCGAGGATGGCAAAGATGATGGGGTTATTCGCTCTTGATCATCCTCGGGATTGATTTGTCGTCGTCCTCCACTGGTCTTGCGCTGGTGGGGGACGACGACTCTTTGCGCACTGTTGCGGTCAGGCCGAAGGGTAAGCGCGGCAGGGATCGCTTCAGGGCTATCATGTCTGCTATTGAGGAGACCATCCAGTATGAGGGGGTGGATGTGGTGGGCATCGAGAACCCTGCGCATAACGCATCATCTGGCGCCAAGGATGTCGTGTATGGCTTCTGGTGGTATGCGACGCAGATTATTCATGAGTCTGGGGTTCCGTGGTATCGGGTGATGCCGTCGTCTCGGGCTAAGTATTTGACGGGCAGCGGTCGGGCGAGTAAGGCCGAAGCCTTGAGGGCTGCTTCTGAGCGTGCTGGGCGCCTCCTGGGGACCGATGATGAGGCTGATGCTGCTGCTATTGCCTGGATGGGCTTGGAGGCCCTGAGCGGGGCTTCTGTGAGTGGTGTGAAGTGGGAGGTGAAGTATGAACACGTTGGATGACATTGTGGAGCAGAACGGCGGAGCTGTTGTGACATCTATTGCGTTCCCTGAGGAGGGTGCGGTGCTCACTGTGGAGTTTCCGTCCGGCCAGGATGGGGTGCGCGTGGTGAAGCAGATTGGCGTCGAGTATGACGGTAAGCGGTTCGGTGATCAGGCGTTCGAACTATTCCAGTTGGCTACAGAATTGGCTTTCGAGGTGAATGGAACTTTGAAGGCTAGTCATTAAATGGTCGTTTGATAGGACTGTTTGGGTGGTGCCGGGTTGGTGGCGCTTACTGTTGGGGAGTGACCTTCGGGTCGCTCCCCATTTTCTTTTCCTTTGGAGGTTTTCATGAATCCTACTGTTGTTTTTGCTCGCACATTCGACCACGATTACCCGATGCCCAGTCGTGCGCATCTAGGTGATGCCGGGTTTGATTTGATGGCCGTTGAGAATGGGGTTCTTGATCCGGGCGAGACGCGGCTGTTCGATACGGGATGGTCTATGCAGATGCCGGAATACATGGTTGGGTTCGTATGTTCCCGCTCCGGTCTCGCGGCGAAGAAGGGAGTGCACGTCCTAAACTCTCCGGGGATCATTGATTCTGGGTATCGTGGCTCGATGGGTGTCACTTTGCATAACGCGTCGCAGCAGCCTGTGGTGATTACCAAGGGTGACCGGATGGCACAGTTGTTGTTTTTGACGTTCCAGTCACCACACCTTGAAGAGGTCGCTGAACTTGATGAGCATGAGCGCGGTCAGGGCGGCTTTGGATCGACGGGCTCCTGACGGCAGTGCCCGCCCGGACAAGTTTTCCAGCCCCTGCGCTTGAAGTGTTGAGCAGGGGAGAATTTCTTAACCGTTATAGGAAGGATTTGCTATGAGTGTGCGTCATTCTGATCTTGGCAGTGAGGTGCGTACTGTTGTTACGCACCCGACTTATCAGGGTTCAACACCAATTTTTGATGAGCTTGTGCGTGAGCGCGAGGAGATGGCCCAACTTGCTGAGGCAGACGCCGAGGAGCAGGCTGGGGATGTGATCGTGGAGTTCTTGAAGAGGAACTCGCGGTGGGGTCGCCTGAAGGCTCGCGTGAAGGGATGGCTCGCGTGGTGACCGCCGTCATTGGCCTGCACGGCGAGGCCGGGGTGGGTAAGGACTGGATCGCTGACCAACTTGTAGAGAAGCACGGTTTTGTGAAGTTGTCTTTCGCGGCGCCCTTGAAGGAGGCGGTGCGGGCGTTGAATCCTATCGTCAGTTATGGTGGGCGCGTTGTGCGTCTCGATGAAGCTCTTGCGGAGGGTGAGGCGCATGTGAAGGCTTACTATCCTGAGTACCGTCGCCTCCTTGAAGTGTTTGGCACTGAGGTTGCACGAGACATGTTCGGCGAGGATGTTTGGGTCAAGCAGATGGAGGAAACTATCCGTAACATTTGGCTTGATCGTGATGCGAGGATTGTCATCTCAGATGTCCGGTTCCCTAACGAGGCTGAGTGGATTCGTCGCCATGTCGGCGGGAAGGTTGTTAGGGTTTCTGGGGTTTCTTCAGGATTGGATTCTGATGGTCATGCGTCACGCAAGAGCCTGGCGGATGATCTGGTTGATGCGGCCTTCGTTAATGACCGGGACGTAGATGGCTTCAGTGACTTCCTTGCGGTTTTGGAGTTGATTGGTGTTGATTATGCCTGACGTCCGTTTCCAAAGTTTAGGAAACTGTATGCGAAAGAGGTGCTATCAATGGGGGTAATCAAGGCATTAGACCTGTTTGCTGGGCCTGGCGGTTGGGATGAGGGTATCAAGCATCTCGGCTTTGACGTCCTCGGTATCGAATGGGACAAGAGTGCTGCGGAGACGGCGATGAAGGCCGGTCATGCTCGCATGGTGGCTGACGTTGCAGAGTTGGAGCCAGCAGATTTTGGGCCAGTCTCGCTGCTGATAGCAAGTCCGCCTTGCCAGAGCTATTCCCCTGCGGGTAAGCAAACGGGACGAATCCATGACGTAAATCCGCTCTTGGAGCAGGTTCGTAGTATTAGAACCTATTCGGATGTGGTTGCAGTGATCGCGGACCAGAAGGGGAAGTTGAAGGACCCACGCTCCGTGCTCGTTTTGGAGCCTCTACGGTACGCTTTGCGCCTCACGCCGTCCTTCATTGCTTTAGAGCAGGTTCCTACCGTCTTGCCCATTTGGGAGGCTGTAGCGGACGTTCTGAGGGCTGTGGGGTACAGCGTGGATGTCGGGTACGTGCATTCGGAGCAGTTCGGTGTCCCGCAGACCCGTAAGCGAGCCTATCTGGTTGCTGCGGCACCGTGGACTGGGCGTCTTGCGGTTTTGCCTGAGCCTACTCATTCGCGTTACCACTCTCGCAAGCCTTCCCGACTTGATGAGGGTGTCCTGCCGTGGGTGTCCATGGCTGAAGCTCTCGCAGGGACGTTCCCTGAGCCCGGCGAAGACCATATGGAAGCGGGGGCTGTGCAGATGGTTGCAGGCAATCAGGCTCACGCGGCGCGCCGAGACTTCAACCATCCGGCGCCGACCGCAGCCTACGGGCATAACGTCACGAACCACAGGTTCGTCCCCATCATGGCAAACAGTGGGGATCCTGTGGAGAACGCTGATTGGGTGTACCGCCGCCCCGGAATGACCGTGGTGGGATCGTTCAGGCCAGATGTGCAGAACGGCCCGGGGTATCGCAAGGCCGGGGATGGGCCGCGCCAGAAGGCCCCCGGTAGTGTGCAGATCACGAAGGAGCAGGGTTCCATCTTGCAGTCATTCCCCGCGGATTACCCGTGGCAGGGTAGTGAGTCGGCGAAGTGGCGTCAGATTGGTGACGCTGTTCCACCTCTGGTTGCTCGGGCTGTTATTGAGGGACTGCTGGGAAGGTGTGATGGTAAGTGATTAGGCATCATGTCTTTGAAGATCCCTTTGATGGCGGCTTTACGATCCTTGATGTGGTTACGGGCAAGCATGTGGCAACACTGGACACAATGGATGAAGTTCGAGCCTGGATGGAAGGAGACAGGGATGAACCTGGAGGAGGAGATCCGCAGTCGCATAGCGAAGGATTTGGCGACTGAAATAGAGTTCGTTCGCAACCTTGCGGCACGGGCGGAGGGGCTCCGCATGGCCCACCTGGGTAGTGTTCGGCAGGGCCTCTATCGGGCTCGCGACATTGTGTTACAGCAGGGCTTGCCTCCCGAAGCGTCTAGCGATGTTAGACGCAAAATGCTCAACGGGGAGCTTCGCTACTAACGAGGGGTGCGTGAATCATGGACACGGTTAATGCTGAGGAGGCTATCCGAATTCGGATAGCCTTGGACTTGAGCGACAGGATCCAAGAGATGCTAGAGGGGCCAGCGCCTAACGACGATGATATGTTCCATTACTCCTCTGGTGTTGTTGAGGGGCTGCGGATGGCTTCTTCTATCGTGTTAGGGCGTGATTGGTTGTGAAGGCTACTGACATTCCCGAGTCTTCTCGCCGGGCTGTTGATGCCCGCGACCGGAGCACGTGTCGCGGGTGCGGGCAGGCTGGCCAGGGGAGGGAGAAGCATCATATTGTGTATCGCTCTCAGGAGCGGAATAACCATGATCCGAGTAACCTCGTGAGTTTGTGCTATCACTGTCATCGGATGGTTCATTCTTACCCGGAGACGTGTAGGCCGCTGCTGCTGCGCGTGGTGGCTGGTCATGCGTTGACTGTCCTGGCTGCTTTGAGGCAGGATATGGCGCGGGCTGGGGCTTCTCGTGGGGAGATTGTTGAGAGGTTGCGGTCGTTGCGTCGTGGCACGTTGTAGGGCACAAAAAAAGGGCCCCCTCCACCATTTCTGGTGGAGGGGGCTTTGTGCCGTTTCGGGCTAATTTTCGATGTAATGGCCGCGTGCGTATGAGGTTGCCTGCTTGACGGCTTCGATTGCTGCTTCACGGGTTTCTTTGAGCTTGGCTTCGAACGTGGCCGTGTTGATCTTTTCGATCTCTCCGCGCAAGTCTTTGAGGAGTTCTTCCGCTGCGTCGTTGGCGTATGGTGCGAGGACTTTGTTGACCATGATTTCGAGGCGGGTGCGGCGCGGGTGCCCGCTGCCGTATCCGCCGTAGTTCCGTGGTGCTTCCTTGTCTTCTACGAACGTGTTGATCCACTTCTCTGCGAGGATTTCTACGGCCTTGCCTAGTGTTTCCACCTTTTCGGGTGCAGTCGCCGTCTCGTCGTAGCGGCTTTCGTTTCGGTAGTCCTTGTCTATAAGGTCTTGTGCTTTCTGGATGATTGCCGTGTTGACGTGCGTTTCGAGGAGTTTGTCCACTCGGGCCGTGACTGCTGCTTCTATGCGGTCATTTACGAGCTGGTCAAGGTTCACCCCGGAGTATGTTCCGAATCCCCCAAGTAGGGAGATCGTTCGGGTGACCCGTTCGGCGGTTTTTTCTGCGACGATGAGGCCGAGCGTTTTGGTTTCTTCGACTTCTGTCAGTTCTCCGTACTCGTTAGTGTCTGTCGTCCATGACTTGATGGGCATGTCGAGGGTGATTGGGAGTGAGAATTGGTCCGTCATTGGTTGATCCTTTTCTTGTGCGGGAGGTCCCGGCGCCTTGTGACGCCGGGACCCTGGGGTGTTAGGTCGTGCGGTTAACCTCGGATGAGGGCCACGTCTGTTGGGTTCAGTTTTTCCTTGATTGCTTTGACCGGTTGGGATGCGCAGTTGTGGCAGATGACGAAGCGTACGTTTTCCACGTTGAGCATCCGCCATTCGGCGTCTTCCGGTGAGCCTTGGTCGTGGCACACTTGGCAAGTGTAGATGAGGTTGGACGTCACTGCTCGTCCCTCCAGGGTGCCATCCAGAACTTGAATCCGTAGTCTCTCAGTGTCCATTCGGTGCCGCAGAGCGGGCATTGCCAGATGGTTCCCTCGTGATGTTCGTCCGGGTCTGGCCGGCAGTCTTTGCAGTCAGACCGTCGGCACGCGTCTTCTGGGGGTGGTGGCGGTGCGCTGTAGATGATTCCGCCGGACGTGAAGACCTTCCCGCCTTCCTGGGTTTTCTTGTCTTTGTTTCCCTCGGGTTTGCTCTCTTCTGGCGGTGTGACCCCCAGTGCTTCCGCGATCTTGGGGTGCAGGTGTCCGTGCTCTCCGAATAGGGTTCTTGTGCCTTCTGAACTAAACTCTCCCCCCACTGTGGATCCTTGCCACAGCCTGATGAGGTTTGCTATGCGTTGCTGCTCAGCGAGTTCGAGGGTGGCGCATGCTTGAGTGAGCAGAGCACTTTCAATGTGCCTGAAGGTTTCTCGTTTGTTGTTCATGCTGTCACCGCCCTTCTAGGGCATCCATGAGGTTGACCCACTCTTCGTCGCTCATGACGCGCCAACCAATGTTGTCAGATATGGCGGATGCGAATGCAATGAGGCGTTTTCCGCAGACGTCGCATTTCCAGACTGTCCCTCTGGGGACTTCGTTCCTGTCGGGCACGTCTTCGCACATGACTCCCGGCTGCGTACAGATTGGGAGGTGGATGATTTTTCCGGGCATTAGTTGTCTCCTGGGTGGCCGAGCGCGGTGAGCGCCCGTGAGATGAGGATCCACATTCCGTCCTCGTGCACGTGGTCTACGAGGGCTTCTTGATGGGTTTCTGTGCCGTTCACGATTTCGGTGAGTCGAGCCCGGTACTTGTGGGAGTGCTCTTGGCCTTTGAGTGGTTCCAGGCGCCCTATGGTGAGCTCTCCGGTTCGCGCTAGGCCACCGCTGGTGGTTGTGATGTTCACCGAGATGACGAGCGCCATTAGAACTCCTCTTGGAAGCGCTCGGCAGGCTTCCGTAGGTCGTCACTTTCGGGGAACATGACGTCCGTTGCGGGGGCGATGGTGAACTCTGATATGCCCCGGCCTGATTCGTGCGAGGAGCATGGGTTCAGGGAGACCTCTCCGTACTGGTGGGAGATTTGCCGCAGCTCCCCTTGGATTCGCATGAGTACACCACTGCGGTCTTCGGTGGTGAACTCCACGAGGGCCCCGATGTGACCGTAGTTCAGTTGTGCTGCGTTGGTTTTGTTCATGATTCTTCCGCTTTCTTCTCGTGTTCGTATGCTGCCATTTCAGCGGATCCATCTTGGATTCTCCAGAAGTCCTCCCAACCGCAGGAGCATGTTGCGAGGGCGCCAAAGGCGTCTTCCATTTGCTCTGCTCGGGTGGTTGTTTTGTGTTCTTTCATGACTCTCCTCGGCGGGCCCGTAGGGCCTGCAGGTGCTCTTGGAAGTTTGCTTCCAGCTCTTCCATGGTGCGCCGTTCCCTTACCATGTCCCAGTGGGTTTTGAGGTCGCGGAGTTTCTTGTCCTGCTCCGCCTCCACCGAGTCTTGCTCGAACTCTGGGTCGAGGGGTGATGAGGTGAAGCAGTTGGGGCATTCTGTTGTTTGTGGGATAGCGTGGGCTATCCATGCTTCTTCAGCGTATTCCGCGTAGAAGTCACCGTCATTTGGGCAGGTGTAGATTGCGATGCGCCGTTCAGCTGGTGTGGCAGAGTATTCTGTTTCGTCTGCGTTGGGGAGGAATCCGCCTCCGAGGTTGTAGCCGATGACTCTTGACGTGCGGTTGGTTGCCATTTTTGGCCCTTCTTTAGTGTGATGTCCACGGGGTTTTTGATTGCTCGTGCTGGGATGATAATGCGTGTCCCGAGGGGGATTTCTTTCATGGTGTCTACGGGGCGCCCGGGGATTGGTTTGCTGGCGCCGTATTTGTACCTCATACTGCCTCCGTGAGTGCTTCTACGCGCTCTTGCCCGGCGAGGGTGAGTGTGCGCCCTTGTGGGGTTAACGCGATGAATCCCTTGTTGAGGAGGAGCTTTTCTGTGTGGCGTGGAGTGGTGGTCTCTCCGAGCACTGCCGCGATGGCTTTTTCTCCGGCAGGTTTACCTTCGAATGAGGTTGCTAGTGACAGTAGGTAGCGTTTCGCGAGGTCATCGAGGCCGTCTGGGGTGAGGTCCATGAAGTCGCACACTTCATCGAGGTCGTAGTTCCCGTTTGGGTCGTGTGGGATGACCTGGGCGAGTAGGAGGTCTCGTAGGTTGCGTAGCACTTGCCCGATTGCTCGGGGGTTGCTGTTGGACATGACTGCGATGCGTTCGAGTGCAGCATCGGACGGGGTTGCGAGCTGGTGCTTCCCGAGGGTTCCTGCTGCGGTACGTCGTGCGATCTCCATGGCTTCAGTGTTGGAGTATTCGTCCATGGGTGGGCGTAGCGGGAAGCGTGATGTGATGGTCTCAGGGAGTTTCTGGACGTCTGTGGTGGCGCCGATGATGGTGACGTTGGGCAGGACGGTTGTTCCGGCTGCTCCGATGATCACGCCGTCTTGCAGGTAGGATAGGAGCCATTCTGCCTTGGTCTTGCCGCCAGAAATTGCCTGGTGGCATTCGTCCCAAAATAGGACGTCACCATCTTCCATGGTTTTGAGGATGCGGATCGCTTGTGCCTCGTCAATGGCACCTTGGACTTCTACCAGTCCGGCGTTCATTTCTTTCGCGATGAGGCGCACGATGGCTGTTTTGCCGATGCCGTGGCCTCCTGCTGCGATGAGCATGTGGTCGAGGCGTTCGTTGCGGGCTCGTGCGGATGCTGCTGCGATCTTGACGAGTCGGACGGCTTTGGTTTGGCCGACGTAGTTGTCCCATGTGCGTGGGTATGAGGTGCCTTCGAAGAGGGCGGGGCCGCGTAGGACGGTGGTTCCTGAGAGTCGTTGTGCGGCGCGGTAGATGAGTCGTTGTGTTTGTAGGCTTGTCATTTGTTGTCCTTCAGTGCGGCTCGCACGGATGCTTCTGCGTGGTCGAGCCATGGTCGTGGGGTGGTCTTGTTGATTGCTTGGTCCAGCTCGTTGTGGATTGCGGTGAGCTTGAGCCATTGTTTGGCTACTGGCCTAGATGTTTTGCGTTCTGCTTCTTTTGCGAGTAGTCGTTCGGCGATGGTGAGCGGGCCGAGGATGGTTCGTTCTATGACTTCTGTAGCATTGTCGAGGTCGTAGAGGAACAGTTCCACCCCTCTCTCTTTTAAGGGCTCCACGGCGGCCTCTAGGGCCTTTTGTGAGGACAGCGGGGCTATGCGCGGCAGGGTAGCCGCAGCGGACGGTACGACACCCATCGTTGTCATGATCTTGGTCAGGTAGGCGCGGCGCTGCGTGTCACTAAGAACACCACTGCGGCTCTCTTCGTATCGTTCAGCGATCTCTGCAATGTAGTTGGATATGAGTTCCCATTCTTGGATGTGAATGTGCGGGAGTGTCTTGGGGTCTTGTACGAACGTTCGAATACGAGCGCTGTCTAGATCCTTGCGAATGACGTCGCCCTTCTGTTTGCGGATGGGCTTATGCAGGACGACCTTGCCGACAACGTTGCTGGTTACTTTGTCTTCTCGTGAAGCCCGTGGTGTGGCTTCACGGATGATGGCGAACGTTACGGTGTGCTTTGCCGCCTGATTGATGCGGCGCGCCTTGATTTCCACGTCGTGCGTGTCAGCGACCTGCCATTTAGAGTGGGCCTTCACCCGCTTAATGACGCCAGCAAACATGACCTCTAGGCTGATCTGCCGGGCCCGCAGGATGAGGAGCGGGTCAATATTGAGGTCTTCGACGATCTCTCGAATGTCATCTTCTGAGAGGTCTTGCGTGGGGTTGATGTACACCCCGAGCGCTTGAGCCATGATGCCTCCTAGTAGTAGACGGTGGAGTCTGCGAGCTGGTTGATGTTGGTTGATGAGTGGGCCGACCGTTCAGGCATGGCTGCTGTGACGGGGGTGTGTAGGCGCATCGCTGACCATGTGGCGTCGTTGTAGTCGTAGATGGTTTCATCTCCGAAGAGAACTACATGGTCTTTCTCGGTGGCGAGTGTTGCGGCGACGTCTAATGCTTTTTGGATTTCACTGGTTCCTCGGTGGCGTCGGGTTGTGAACTTGATGAGGTTCTCTGGGTGGCCAAGGTCGAATATTTCCGTGTGGTTCCCGGCGAACGTTATGACCCGGCAGGATTGTTTGCGCGCCTTGGCTACCTCGTTGAGCGCGAGGATGACCCCTTTGGCTTGAACGACTTTCTCGTCTGTCATGGATGATGATTCGTCAAGGATGACCATGAATCCACCCTGCTCGTCCATCTTCTTGCCGGTGGCCCGGTAGTTCTCGATGCGGGATTCGCTGTATCGCTTCCAGAACGTTGGGTCAATGGCTGGTGAGGCCATTTTGATGAGTTCGCTTACTGGCATGTGGATGAGGTCGTTGCCTTCGGCCAGGTAGGTGCGCTCCTGCTTGTGTGCGACTTCGCGTGCCGCCTTGATTAACTGCGGAGCTTTCAAACTGTTTGCTAACTGGATGGCGCTCTTTGATGTAGAGATGCGCAGCATCAATTTCATGGATTCTTCGTCGTCAAGTTGGTCGAGCCACCATGACAGTCCCAGAGATGAGATGATCTTGGATGCTGTGACGAGTGTTGTGGCTGTCGCATGCAGTGCGTCCGAGGTGACTTTCTCATCTATTTGAAATGTGTTTGATTCGTTACCGAATCGCGCCATGAACACGTTTGTTGCGTGTAGTGAGTAGGGGCGGTGTAGTTCGGTGAGTTTCTTGATGAGCCCGAAATGTTCATGTTCCAACAGTCCGGCGATGATGTGCCGGTATTCGAGGGCTTCAGGGGTGACGACATCGGTGAACTCTGGGTTGATCGTGTAGAACACTGCGAACACGTCACGATGGAATGGCGTCCAGTTGTAACCCTCTGGGTCTGGGTTGAGGTGTTGGGTTTGTTTAATGTTGAAAGCGTCCATGATGCTCCTTAGAGAAGTGGGTGCCGAACAGGGTTCTCTATCTGGGAGATAGCCTGCTTGACTCGGTCCTGTATGGATCCGGTGAGCGGATTATGCTTTGGTGCATTAAGCGCCGCTTCCGCGATCACTCGTGCAACATCCTGTCCGTCACTTGCAGGCTCCCACATGGTGTACATGAGTGCTGCAAGATGGTTGGCGGTGATCATTCGGTCTCCGTCGAGCCATGCTTTTGCTTGGAGTACGGGGATGGTGTGCATCCAGCGTCGGTCGCTACGCCCCGGGAGGTCTTTACGAAGCTCATCTAGTGTAATGAGCACAGCATCTGTGACAGTGACGGCAGAGGCCCCTTCTCGGGCCGCTATGACGTCCTGGGGAGACACGGGGGCTACCGTGGTGTCATCGGCTTGCCAGATGGCTAGCAGGCTCTCTACGGGCTTTACGTGAACTCTGAGCAGGAGGCGATCCCATAGCGCTGCGGAGTCCTCTGACGCGAGCGGCTCATTTGATGTACACACTGCCATCTCCAACGGGATGGGATGCTCGCTGCGACCGTCATTTACCTCGATCTTCAGTCGCTCATTCAGTGCGGCCAGCAGATCGTGGCCCACGGCAGGGTTGATCTTGCCAATCTCGTCCAGCATGACCCAGTTCGCTGTCGTGAGGTAGCCGTCATCCCTGCGTAGAAATTTGGACCGCTGGAGCTCCTCGATGTCATACGGGCCAAGGATGGCTTCTGGTGGGCGAGTGGTGGACAGTGCAGCCGTGAACGTTCGGCCCGGGAGGGCTTCCAGTGCTGTGCGTGCAAGACTGGATTTCGCCGTCCCGGGAACCCCGTGCAGGTAGACATGCTGGCGGGTGATGACGCCGAGAATGATTGCTTCGATGGCGTCGCGTCGTTGTGGATATTTTCGGTTGAGTTGATCTTGCAGTGTTCGTAGCGCATTCACGATTACCCCTAGGCCTTAGGTGTGGTTCCTTCTTCTGATCTGGCTTACGGTTGCTGCGGTGATGGGAATGTCATGACGAACACCCTTGTAGCCGCCGAACTCCATGCGTCCATCTGCGGAGGGGAAATGCTCCACTTCGACGATGACCACCCGAGTGGCTCGCAGATGCTCCACGAGCGCCCTGCCTTCAGCGACAGTCCATCCTGCCGCCAATTTCCCGATAGGCCGGATCTCGCTCTGGGAGAGCAGGCCGAGGGATAGGGTGCGTAGGTCCCCGTCCTTCTCGGTAAAGCCGGTGACGATGGCTGAGATTGTTTCCGTGAACTTGAACTTCAGCCAATACTTGGATCGCTGACCGAACTGGTAAGGCGATTGCAGATGCTTTACAACGATGCCCTCCATGCCCTTAGCGCGGGCGGCCTGCCGGGCTTTCTCCAGGTCTGAGTAGGAGTGCAAGGGGCGGATGTACGTGTCCCTCCCGAGCTTGCGTAGAGCCTGTAGGCGGATACCTAGCGCGTTGTTCATTGAGGGGATGTCGAACGGGTAGAACCGGACGACTCTCTGCGGAACTTCGCGGGACATGATGACTTGGGATACCGAGTCCGGGTTCATGTCGTCTGTCATGAGCTCGCCGTCGAGGATGATCTTCGTAGGAAGGCGCCTGCGGGCCTCTTCAACGATCTTTGGGACACGGCTGGTGATGTCTGTACCGTTGCGGCTGTACACGGCCACTTGGGCCCTGTTCTTGTGCAGCATGGCACGATGTCCATCCAACTTGAATTGGGCGATATAGGCGCCGCCATTTAGTTGAGCGAGGCTGTACTGAAATGTTCGCCCAGCGCCGGACGTTGCCGAAGCGAGCATGGGTAGATAGTTCATGGTTTTTCCTTTACAGAGGACGAGTGGACACTCAAAGAATTGAACTCTGACATCAGCGGGGCGGGGCTGACGCTACCAAGGTGCCCTAACCGCTGTGGTAAGCGACAGCACTCGCCTACCACAGCGGGGTCTTAATTACTCAGCCTGACGCTTGCGTGAAGCGTAGAGCGCTACGGCGCCACCGCCGAACAGGAGTGCTGCGAAACCGCCAAGCGCAACATCCTTGAATCCGGTATCTGGAAGAGGCTCGTCGTCACACTTCTTGTGCGACTTCTTTGTCGTCTCCCATTCCTTGGTCACCTCGGTTGTGGAGGCGCCTTCGATCCATGTGTTCGTGGCTTCGTCATACTCGTGAGTGACTGTTGTGGTCTCTTCACGCCACTTTGTGACAGTCACTTCCTTGCCTTCCACGCACTGTGGAGGCTGAACCTCCTTGACCTTCTTGACGGTCACAATGTCGGCTGGCTTCTCGGGTACTGGGGGCGCTTCTGGCTCCAACTTGCAGTGGAGGAACTCGTCCGGGTTGCGGTCCTTGTTGAAGTATTCTGAGTTGTATTGGACCCACTCCACAGTGAAGTCCTTGTCGCCCTTAAGGAGCTTGGCGTACTCGAAATTCAAGACCCCTGATTGAACCTCATCCTTGCTGAGGGGGCGGGACGTTCCGTCCGAGAGGCGAACACCAAGGTTCTTCCATCCAGAGGGGACGTTCAAGTCAACGTAAGCGTTGACCTGGAACTTCTTCCCGTCCTGAACGATGTCCATGTTGATGTGGTCGCCGTTCTTTAGGTCGGCTGCGGTGTACACCTGTGTTGATTCGCAGGTGAGTTGGTGGTCAGGGCCGCCCATGAACAGGCCCGCTGCGAGTGCTAGTTCAAGCATTCTTTGCCCTCTCAATTTCTGTGTAGATGTTTGGTCGTGCAATGCCCGTGGCTTCGGCAAGTTTGATGGCGCTCGTGCCAGCCTCTGAGGCGGTGAGGATTAGTTGGCGCCGCTCCTTGGTGAGTTGCGCCGCCTTCTTCTTCTCGATGTCCAAGATCTTTTGCGCTGTGTCGCGTTGTACGCGAAGCGATGTGATCTTTTGCGCGAGGAGCTCTTCCTCACGCTTGAGGCGAGTGACGTTCCGTTTTGCGGTGTCTATCTGCTCCCTCAAGTCCCTGAGTTCACTAAGGTGTCCCATTACGATGCAACTTTCAGTAGTCGTGGCTTACTGGTTGTTGTGGTCTTGTTCTTGGCTCGGGCGTCTGCTCGCTTTTGTGCTGCGAGTTGCTTCTTCACCTCAGCCTCAAGTGCGGCGCGCAAGTCGTTCTCCGTCTGCGTTCCAGAGTTGACGGTGGATTTGTCACCAACGATGGCGACGGGCTTCTTGTGTGCTGCGATCTTCGCGAGCGCTATCTCCTTCTCGTCGCGTAACACTTCAGGTTTGAAGTCGAGCACCTTCTGCGTGGAGAGGATGGTCTCCGCCATAGAGAGCATGTCGGCGTCCACGGTGAACGATAGATCTGGGGCTTGCACAGCCTCCATGGAGCGCGCTACACGCTCTTGGAGGACTATTACCCCATCGTCGGAAATTAGACGCCACACAGAGGCCTGTGTGCGTGGAGCGTACTTGGTGACAAACGCCAACTCGGGGTGGTTGGCTATCATTTCAGCCAGCACCGCATAGCCCGCCTCCGAGCCGGTGTTTGGCTCAATGAAGTATGCACGCTCGCCAGCGGTGGAATTGAGTTCCACATCCTTGGCGCGGTAGATCTCCGGTGAGATCTTCTTGAACGCTTCGACGCTACTTGCCTTCACCGAGTCAAGCTCGTCTGCTGTGAGGATGGCGTAGCCTCCTTCGGTGGCGTAGGCGCGGGTTGCGTGCATTGGGATGCCTCCGCAGCCGTCACAGACGATCTCTTGGCGAGTTTTGGTGGGGTCGTGCGTCTCGTGGTCACACACGCCGATGGTGGATGATTCTTTGGACTTGCTCTGGGTTGCGCTGGTGACCTTAACGGAGCCTGTGATGAGGCTAAATCCAAAGGGCACAGCCTTGCTGATTGTTGCCATTTTTGATCCTTCGTAGAAGTGAGGTGTTTTCGCAGATCAGGATACGAAAAAGCCAAAAAATCCGTATCTCTGAAAGGTCATTTGATGAGTAGATTTACTATAAACACGTGAACCTACATACTGTCAACACGAACCAGAAAGGCCGTGTTCCTCGTCCCGGAATGTCCAATTTTTCTTGAACGAAAAGTTCCCCCGGCAGGGCTTGAACCTGCCTAGCGTCCTATGCGCGGGGGATGTTGAAACCTAGAGAAGGTCATCCGCCAGTTCTTCTTCGCTCACCTTTTCGAGCGTGAGAAAACGCACGATCATATCCTTCAATATCCCCGGCAGAACGGCCCACTGTGACCAGAAGCCCCTCCGACCATGCTCGGGCAGCGCGGCGAAGGCGAGGACCTCTTGGAAAGCGTCGCGCTCAATGGTGAGCGGGTTCCATAGTCCTCCATGGATCCCGTCATGCCAGACCACGCGGATCTCGATGCGATCATCCTCATCCTCTCCCTCTCCTAGCCACACTCCGACCTCACCATTCTCGGCCAGATAGTTCCTCGTGGAGGCTTCTATCACCCTCATCCGCAGCGCCGTGGCGTCAATGCCCCGAGATCCATCTAGGCTTGAAGTTGCGCGACCTAGGATAGTGTGAACCTTTGCGATGACATCGTTCAGTTCCTCAATGACGCCATGCAGCTCCAAGGGGATTGCGCTGAGCCCGCCAGCAAACCCCTCAAGGGAATCCTTTGCCTGGCCGTCACCGTCGCCCCTGTAGACCTCGAAGTCTCCCAGCATGATCTTCATGTCATCTAGGGTGCCTAGAGTGTCTACATGAACCGTTGGGATGCCGTCGTCGCCTTGAGTGGTGGTTGCCCGGATCTTGCTCACATAGTTGCTCATCGTTCGTTCTCCATTTCGTCGGCTTTGAAGCGCATCGCATCCAAGACTTCTTGGAGCGTTCCGCTTGCGCTCCAGTCCTCGTGAGAGAACTCAAGCGTTGCGGTGAAAGAGTTGTCTTCGCGCATCTCTAGGTAGAGATCCAAGCTCTCGTCCGTCAGCCCCTGTTGGCTGGCCAGGAATGCTTGGATGCGCGGCCACAATTCAGATTCATGGCCCGCTATGTCATCCAGATCAATGATGAATGGACGATCCAGTAGGCGGGGGTGTAGGTGAAACTTTGTTGATGGTGTGAGTGGCACTAGACCTTCTTTCTGGGTAGTTCTTCAAAGTCAAGCGGCGCTTGGCCTAGGTCAAAAAGAGCCCCTTCACTGTCCACTGGGGGCCATGTACTTACGCTCAACTCGCCGCCGTCATACAGGGCGAATATGAGGAGGTTTCCGTTTAGGAGAAAGCCCCGGAGGGTACCCTCTTCGGCAGGTTCGCTCTCCCAGTCCTTTGCGATACAAATTGCGGTTACGCGGGACACGATGGGTAGCGTCTCATACACCCCCGTACTCTCTGGGTTCGCAGAGATGCACCGAAAACTAGATCTCATGGTTTTTTCCTTTTCTGGGCGGGCGTTCGTTACATGATCCCCTCATAGCGCCCAAGCACTTGGACTTGCCCATCACGGGCTGCCCATTCCGTGTTGCCCCCGGAGAAGTGGAAGATCACACGGTCACCGGAGCGCTCAATGGTCTTCACAAACCCGGACGGCAAGAGGTCACCCTCCTCCACGTCTTTAGCGCGTTTTATGACAGAATCCCTGTCGGTGATTAGCGGGGCTGGGTCCACCCTTTGCGCCTGGTACCGCCGTGCATGAAATTCAACCTGATCCCACTGCCCTTGAGTTACGGGCGGGATGAATGACTCCCACACTTCTTCAAGGAGCTCTTGAGTCGGGTTGGTGAGGAAGTCTCTGAAGTCATCTGGAGACCAGATAGTGGCTGGAACTTCCAGCCTACGGCGCACGGTGTCCAGCAGTGCGGCGCGTTGCGCCGGGCTGAGTTCTCTCCCTTGAAGCAGGGTATCAATCTCGTTAACTAGGATTGCGTAGTCGTTCACTGCCGTTCCCCTTTCGTTTGGTTGTGATCTGAAAGTGTGATGAAGTCACTGACGTCCCGGCTAGCCTTGCTCATTGAAGTTCTCCTCTTGGTCGCGACTCACGCTTCTCAACCTCCCTCATGGCGCGGCGTTCCGCTGCCGTCCATCCCGCACGGGCGCGCCCCAGTCGATACGCAACTGCTCATCCTTGCGTAAGCGTTGGGTGAGCGCCAAGTCTTTCCATTGCGCCCCAGTGAGTGACCGTAGCAGTCTCACAGGGACGTCAGCGCCGCCTTCAACGGCGTCCTTGACGTAATTCCACCATTCAGTCTCTGCGGTGAGCCCTGCTGCTTCTTTGCGAGCCTCGGGCAAGGTGAGCTCATACTGCTCTGCGATCTCACGGAACCTGCGATCGCGCCACGATGGATATGTTTCCACGGTCACTTTAGTCTCCTTGGGGTCATTGAGGAATCCCGTGAAGAATCCCTCTAGGGCATCTATTGCCCGCTTGTCAAAGAATGCAATGCGCGCCTTCCCTTCACCCATGGTGTAGGCAGGGGACACTTTGCCGCGTGCAAGCCAGTTAGAAAGGGCGCTCCTTGAGATGTGCAGCCTCTCTGCCACTTCTCCAGCCCTGTAATAGTCGCGCTCTAGGACATCCAGAGCCTCCTGTATGGGGTCCATCGCTTCTCCCTGTTGGTTTGGTGTAGTTTTGGGCAAACATAAAGCCAGCCCCCACATGGAGGCTGGCAACATGATCAACCAAAGAAGTGTCCCTGTACGAACGCGGCTCTCACTTATCGCGCGGCACAGTGTAAGGCGGCCTCCACACGGCCTCTCTCGCCTGAAGACGCGGAAGATCCGACTCTAGCCCCAGGTGCTTATCAATGATGAACTCGCCATCCCCATTCAGGAACCCGATAAGCATCCGATCCAGTTGTGACTTGCTGTGTTGCGGATACCCTCCAGCAGGCCCGGCAAACGGCATCGCGGGAATAGTGGTGATGAGATCACCTTTCCCCGGATGCGAAAGATAGATGCCCACGACATCTTCACCGGCACGGTGTTCTGCGACGATCTGCGCGCCGCGCTGGATCATTCTGTGTGACCATTCAACGCTCATTGTTCACCAGCCCTTCAAAGTGCCCGTACACGGACACGGTATTCATCGCTTGAATCCAGCGGTGCTGCCCATCGTGAATCTTGACAGTCACCCAAGAATCAGAGGCCTGTTCCACCTGTTCGACAAACCCGCAAGTGAGGAGATCTCCCGGAAGAAGATCCTGCGCAAGCTTCTGAATGGCTGTCCCCTCAGTGATAGGAAGAGGCTGTGGTGCGCCCAACTTCCTACCCTCAATGCCTTCCTGCTGGGCCTCTAGGATCTCAGACCAGAACACCTGCTCTTGGCGTTCAAACTTAGCGGTCAACTCTTGGCACAGTGGGCCACCCTCGCCCGGGTCGTGCCACCCGATGCATACAGGGCACTCTTCTGGCATGACTACTCCAATCCTTGCAATGTGTCGTCTGAAGATGTGAGGAAGTTGTTGACATCCTCGGGTGTAGTAAACCATTCCTCATCGAGGTTGGCCTGCCTAAGTTTCGGGGCGGCGTAGAGTCGGTACCCTTCCGGCTCGCCGTTCACGTTCCTATATTCCATTGCCCGGCCAGCATACTTGCCGCCGATAGTGAGGTAGTAGCCTTCACCGAGAGCGCCTTCGCTCCAGCGAACGTCATTCATTGGTTTCTCTTTCCAGTCGGTTGTAGTCTTCCAGGGCGACCTCAAGGTCTTCCAAGAGGGCCATAAGGTCGGGATTAAACCCTTGAGGCAGGGCCGAAGCGATCTCTTGTACGCCGTCCACGCCCATCACGTATACAATTGACCAGACGGCATTTTCTGCAAGGATCCGCTTGAACCCTTGCTCTCGCCGCCTTATCTGTTGGTGGTCCGTGCTATCGGGCATTGATAGCCCCCTTTCTCTCTGGCTGTGGCGCGGCTGCAATCAGAAGTTTCCTTGCAGGCCTTCTTCGCTCCAGTCGTCACCACTCAGAAGTGCATCGTGGCCGCCCCCACCCAGATGGCCTTTCATGTGACCACCAAGGATACGGGCGGAGCGAGGCTTTTCGCCAACGCTGTACTTGTCATAGTAGCCATTACGGTTACGTTCACGAGCTTTCCTTTTGCCCTCTGGAGAGCGAACAGGCCACCGCGCTATGCGATGGCCTGTTTCAAGCTTATGTTTGATTGCGTGCTGTTCGCCGGGAAGTTTTGGGTTGCATCCGGTGATGCAACACCTCCAGCGGTCGGCGTTCTTCACGGTTTCATCTCCATGTCAGATCCCCTTTTCAGTGTTCGTGCGGGTACTCGCGGAACTCACAGAACGCGCACGTTGGGTCAAACTCAAGCGGGCTGCCGTCGTAATCAACCGCATCAGCGTGAGTGTCTACTGTTAGCGCAAAATCACGCCACATGGATTCACTGTGCGCCATAGTTATCCCATTCCTCAGCCGTCATAATGCCCTCGTCAAGGGCGTACTGTTTCGCGGCGGCTTCCATGTTTTCGGCGTAGATCCCACCCATGTACTCATCCGTTTCCAGATCGTGCACGGTGTACACGTCGCCACGTAGCCACATTGCCAGCGGCTCAATGGGTTGATAGCCAAAGTAAGCGATCTCCCACCAGTCGCCCTGCGAATATCCACGCAGAGTGATGACCTTGACGTCAACGTTAAAGAACCGTTTAACAACCTTTTGCGCGAGCTCTATGTTGTGACGGTCAGCAAGTTCCACGAAGGCGCGCATAGCGTCGTGGTCAGAGTTGTAATCCTCCAGTGTTGACGAATGTCCGGATCCCATGAGGTGAAACTCTCCATCCCACCCCCATTCGAGCGGGCACTCTGAAGTCTGGTCGTCCTTAACCTCAAAGCGATCATTGAAAGTGTCAGGGATGACATGAATCCCCTGGGGTGTGTGTTTCATTTTCTTCTCCCGTAATCCTGTTTGCTATTCCCGAATCTTGCCTTCATGGGATGAGACCAAATTGCCCTCATTGGGAAGTTCCGAGATCCGCTGAAGTTCCGCATCCACTTGGGAAGACCTGAGCCACCCCTTAGTGTCCCCAACAACCTCGCCATCAAAGATGGCCGCCACCTCCCACAGGCCACGCTCTCCCCCATAGGTGTACGGGCCCATAATGACGGAACCCTCCCAGCCGTTAGAGAACGCGTACCGGTGCGAGATATTACCATCCCGGCTTGCTGTCGAACTGGATGGCGTGAACCGCGTATTAGGCCGCCTCATGACAAGCTCCAAGCCCCAACAAAGTGCCCGTTGAGGTCATACATAGAGCCACTCACCCGACCCTCTTCCAGCCGTTCGACAACATCCTGAAGAATCCGTGCAACCTCAGCGTTACCGTCATCATCAAAAGCCGCGTTGACGGTCTTCATGGTTAAAACGAACATGATCTTTCCTCACGTTGAAACAACACCCACCGAACAGTGAGTTAGCGCTGCGCCGGGAATCGAACCCGGAACACCTCACCAGAGGCACAGCAACCGCCCCTACGGGGACTTTCAGTAAGAGCTCGAATCGAAGTTAGGCTGGCTCACTTCCAGCGCGTCAGTGAGGCCACAGCGCGGGCACCAATCGAAGTGCTCAAAATATTCATCCCAACCGTCAGACCAGTCGTTAACCAAAAATTCCTGGCCCGTCTTGCTCACCAGAAGATCACAGCGCGTGCAATACACCTCAGCATTTTGCACATCCCACCAATACCCATCACGCCCCAACAGGGCGATAGGGGACGTGTAACCACCGCGAACATCAGCGCCGCCGTGGTACTGGAGCAGAAAAAGATCCTCCCCATACTTACCAACACCCTCGATCGTGACCATCTGGAACGTTTCGTTAAACAACGTCTGATCGTTGTACGTGTTCCAAGTTCGGCACCTTCTGCCCTCACTCTCCGCGAGTTCGGCGGCAAAACTGCGCATGTCCTCAAGGTGTGGCGTGCGAGAGTCAGAGTTCTCCTCCACCCACTTATCAAAGCGTTTCTGCCACTTCTTTGAGTATTCGAACCGCTCCACAAGATAGTGCCACCCGTCAATCCACAGGTAATCAACCACTTCCGGGTGGATCAGTTCGCCATCCTCATCAGTAGCGCCCGTGCACCAGCACCTGAAACGGACACGGGACTCACAGCGCCCCGTCCCGACATGCTCGTGCCCGTCTCGTTCACACCGGCATTCGTCAGTGTCAGAGATTTCAGCACCAGCCTCAGGCCGCGCGGCAAACGCCTCCCAGTCCTTAAACCTCTGGTTCCGCTGCCACGCCCTGCCAAAATCCATTCCAGAGTCAAGGGGGTGAATCCCCGTGTTCTGTCGGAACAGTTCCGTGACCTTACGCGCCGTGCGCAACATGTCCGGGTTTGCTTTGATCTGCTCAATGCTAGGCATGATGTCCTCACTTGTTTGAGTGTGTGTAAGCTGCTCTCACTAATAGCGCATTTTCAGACCATTTGATCTCGCGCCGGAAAGACCTACCTGTGGCAGGTCAGGAAAAGAATTAGGGGAAACACAAAGCCTCACACCTAGCACGGTGTGAGGCAATGAGAGTTACCTAGTCTAAAAGTTCCGGATCGTCCTCTACTTCATCCACCCAGAACACGCGGGGCCACCCGTTACCCTCTCGCAACGTGGCGTTACCTACGCCGGGAACACAATCCTCAAGTTCTGAAAGAACCTGCTGATTGTGAGCGTCCGCTTCCTCAGCGGTCAGATCACCCAAAGCCGCATCACTCGCGAACTCCGCCACGTGATCAGTGAACTCTCGCACCAGATCCATGAAGTAATCCCACGCCTCATCTATAGCGCGGAAACAACCAATCTGCTCAGGATCCTCAGGAAGATAACCCGGCATATTTGAGCCAACGGTAAACATTACTTACCCTCACATTCCATCCACGCATCACGCGGCATAGCAGGATCACACAATTTCAGGCCGCACCCTTTGAGGCCCACAGTTAGCGCGATAACGCCAACAACTAGCACGATAAGAGCCTTACGCCCTTCACTCATTCCAGACCCTTGTAAAAGCTAGTTCTGGCAGTAGCCATTTTGAAGTCTCTAGCCTTGCGCCGTTGTAACGTGCGCTCTTTATCCATAGCGCGGATAACGTGATGCATGATCTTCCCTTCCTGAAGTAACAGCCCTCACCCATAGCGCGGATGAGGGCTGTTTGAATATGTTGTTGTGTTGGCTACTAGTTAGCCAGTTTCATGCGGACAATCTCACCGGCGCGCATCTGACAGACCACCCGGTCACCCACATGGAAGTTAGTTACCGCGTAGCCCACTTGAGCATCAGCCACGGTGCTCACCCGCTTACCATCAATGAGAACCCACCACCTAGGGTTACCATAAGCGCTGTTACGGCGTCTCTCAGACTCTCCCGTGATAGTTCCCACCAGTTCCTTAATACGGCGCGGATTAGGCGCCTTAGGCTGTTTCACGCGCTCCACGCGCCCATCCGCGTAGTGAGTCTCATGGTAGATGTTGCCACCTACAAAATCAGCGTAAACGATCTTTTCATCGTCCACACCTACAACCCACACGCCATGCTTTTCAGCAAACCTAACCGCTTGCTCTTCCCTACTCATAGCCAACTCCCAGACTTGAAGAAACTCTCTACAGTTAGCGCACACCCGGCGCACTTGACACCCCGGGGATAACATCAGCACGCAACCATTCGCGCACCATAAGACTCACCGCGTGAGATTTGAAGAAAGACGGCTCACCACTAATCGGCTGCCTACGATCAACCTTAATCGTGGCAATCCACTGCCCACGCTCATTGCGCTGGAAAGACAAGATACCCACCTCGCCCCGGAAGTACCCCCGCACGGCCTCATCCCTGTGAGTTCGGTGCCAGTGGAATTGCGCACCATCCACCTCGCACCAGTACGCGTGAGCCTCCACATAGGGCATGTAGTGCAAGCCGGAAGACTCGCCTAACACCTCGTACCCATAGAACTCCACGGGTACACCTAGTTGCCGTGATTTTTCGGCGCGCAACTCAATAATCTTGCGCCTAATGGTGGCCTGTGACCAGCGCCCGTCAATGCGGAACACCTCATCGAACCGCAATTCCTGATTCTTGAATACGCCATGCCTACCGCGTAGGATCCAAGTTTTTGCCATGTTTACCGTCACATCCCTTGTGTGTGTTTGTGCCTACACTCATAGCCGGAAAATTCACGGCTGGAGCACTGAAGAAAAAAGACCTACCTGTGGCAGGTCGAAAATTCACGGACTGGGCTCTGAAGATAGAGAGACCCGTGGCGGGGCGTCTGAAGAAAGCCGCGCCCTAGCGCTCATTCTCCCACTTGTAACCGCCATCACCCCATTGGAATCGGGCATACCCTTTGCCGGGTGCTGGTATGGGCGGAACTATATCCGCCCGTGGAAGTTCCATGGGCCGTGGCCGATAGTCTACCCGTACCTTGAGCGCGCGCTTGCGCGCCGTTTGGCCTAATGTGTCCATAGCGTCACCTCGTAGCGTATCTTTGCGCCTATACCTATAGCCATGTTCCAAACATGGCGGCGCGGCTGAAAGTTGCCCACCTATGGCAGGCCACAATTTTTGCACCGCGTGATTTTTGGCGACATGATCGCCTATCACGTGATCGCCGCGTCACTTGAGCGCGCGGCGTTGCGCCTATACCTATAGCCATGTTCCAAACATGGCGGCGTATGCAGTAGGGCACAATAAGCGGGTGCAACCTAGCGCGCGGCGTTGCGCCTATACCTATAGCCATGTTCCAAACATGGCCACATCACGTAATGGTAACGGAAAAAATTCTTAGTTGATACAATGGTTGGTACAAAAAAGCTTAGAATATGGGTTGGTACAAACCTTGGTACAAAGCTTTCACTTGGGCAAAAAAATATTCCCATAGGCTAATGGCCTATGGGAATATTGCTTGCCGTTAACCGCGTGCAAACAATCGCGCGCGGTTAGTTTTGATGCGCTTTGCCGCACCCTTTGAAGCGGCCAATGAGACACGGTTCAACTCCAGCGCGCGCCTATCGGCCTCAATCTTAGGCGCAAGACGCGCTAGGCGCTTTGCCGCGCGCCGCGCGCTATCATCGCGCGCGTCAATGGCAAGTAGCAAAGCGCGCGCGTCAATGTCGCCGCTTATCCCCATAGCGGCATTGATGGCGGCCGCTTCGCTTGGATACATGACCGTACTGTAATGGCGCGCGATCTGTGCAATGTCGCCTATCGTGATGGCGCGCGCCGCGTACATGGCGGACCAAGGTCTAACCGTGTAATGGTGATAATGTCTGCACTCATCAATGGTGTGCACATCAATGGGGAATTTCGCCGTAAAGGCTACTGATTTTTCCCCGTCAGTACTCCATTCTTCCAGCACACTAGGCACGCGCTTTGCTACACGTACGCGCTTGGGCGCGTAGCCTATGCCGGTTGACATACCAGCACCGCCCATATCTGCCACGCGTACGCCATCGGTGCATGTGCACGCGCGCCGATATAGGTGTGGTGTGGTGCAATCTGTGGTTGTAGCATCACGGTCACACCAATATTCGTGGGCTTCCAGCGCGGCAAAAAGTGAGTCTCCGATGGCGTCCACTTCGGCTTGAATATCCGCCACGCATGCGCTACACCCGCGCGCGCTCAAGGTATCGTGTACCGCGCAAGACACTTTGCCATCTACGGCCTGCCACACATCACTGCAAAGCGCGCGCGCGATATACACTGCGGAGATGCCGCCACGCGCGGTATCTCCGATACCGCGCATAATTGCGGACAGGACCAAAGCGCGCGGCACACTTGCCACAGTGGCGCTTTCGACAGCGGATTGAATCACCCCGACGATTCCACGATCTGTGGAATCGTCTACGCGCGCGCCGATCGCTTGCACGTCCAAGTAATCTAGCGATATCTCGCTATCGCGGCGCGCGCCATCACCCGCAATGAGTGAGTCACCGGCGTGAATGCCAGTGACAATGGCAGTAAGTGCGTTAAGTGTCTTGTTTGATGCGCTAGCAAGGTCCCATCTCTGTGCGATGAGATGCGTGGCCACGCTTACGCCATGCTCGGCAATGATCGCGTGGCACTGTGTGAGATCTTTCATGGTGAGTTTTGCGGTCATGGTGACCCACTCCTTTGATTGGGGCGCGCGGCTCATGCCGCGCGCCGGTGGTTGATATGACTAGTCTTCTAGTCCTAGTGTTGTGGCTAGTTTTGCGGATAGCGCTTGCAAGTATTCAAGCCGAGTTCTCACCGACGGTGACAGCATGGCGCGCGGGCCAATGTCTTCGACGGTGTCAAGCGCGCCGGTGATCTGCCAGATTAGGCGATCTAGTTCGTTGCCGTAGGCGCGTAGTTCCTCGGATACGGCCATTACGCGCGCGCCGAAGCGCGGTATCTGAGTTTCGCTTGGTGTAGTCATGCTTTACCCCTTTTAGTGTGCCGACTCTGACAGTACATAGGCGAGTATTCCCATAGCGCTGATTAGCGCTATGGGTGCAAGCGCGAGCGTGCCTACTAGCACTATCAGCCAGTCAGGGAGACTAGCGATCTTCTTACGCGCGGTACCGTAAAAATTAATCATGTATACATGGTATCACATTAGCTAATCGTATACACGCGACTAGCACACAACCAAAAAAAACACAACCAAAATTCACCAAAATCACCCCCCACGATAACCGGCAGACCCGCCAACACCACCAGACCCCACGGCAGCTCCCCGCGCGCACTAGTTAACTTTTTGGGTTTCTAGAATGAAAATCTTGTGGCTGGGTGTTGGTGTCCTGGGTGTTTGTGGTCGTCGATGCTCTGCATCGCTCTAGGATGCACAGAATGGTGTCTGTGGGCTTCGTTGGGGGTTTCTGTGGGTGTTTCCCTATCTCTGATGGTTTGAGGTCGTTAGAGGGGCGTGTAGGGCTTGTATGTGTTTGCGCGAACCGGCACCTTTTTCATTGCCCTTCGTATTGCCAGAGGATGGCGTTGCAGGTTTCGTGGACTGCTCCGATGGTGAGCCCGGTTTTGTGGTTGTGGTGTAGGTGTACGGGGTAGTTGAAGAATCCTGTTGGGAAGAGCTTCCGGTTGATGGGGAGTGCTGCTAGGCGTGGCGGTAGGGGCGCGTCGAGGCGTTCTTTGCAGTACCAGCAGCGGCCTTTTTGTTCGCGGATGTATTGTTCGCGGGTTTGGGGTCTTTGTTGTTGGGTGAGTTGCTTGTAGTTTTTGGGTTCCATGTGGGGCAGTGTATGTGGCTGCTTTTGGGGCGGCAATGTGTGGTTTTTGGGTTGCTGGTGTTTGCGCTGGTGGCGTGACGTTTTCTTTGTGTGATCCGTATTTCTGAACGTGCGTTTGATGTTGCGGTTTCGTTGTTTTGGGTTGGCTGCACGGTGGTGTGTGCCTGCTTGGGGTTGGACGGCATGTGATACAGGTTTCGTGGGTTGTTCATTTCCGCTGGCGGGGACGTGTTTTCCTTGTGTAATCCGTATTTGCAAATGGTCGTTTGATGTTTAGTTTTTGCGCTTTTCTTGATTTTGGGGTGTGTACTGGTTGTGCAGCCCTCTTTAGGTGGGGGTTGCCGGTTATCCGGCCCGTGGGGGTTGGTGACTTTTCGCAGGTCAGAGCGTTGGAGGTTTTCTGATGAGTCTTGTGCAGAGCACTTTCGTCAAACTCAGCACGCCGAGTGGTGATTCGGTGTCTGTCAGTGTGGGCAGTGTGGTTGCTGTTCGTGAGTTGAGTTATGACAGCAGTAAGCATGGCCGGTCGTATGTTTATGCAGGTGGTGAGGGTTTCTTGGTGGTTGAGTCTGTCGCTGAGGTGTTTGACCTGATGCGCACTGCCGTCAGGGGGGTCTCTGAGGGCTCTGTGGAGGCTTCTTCGCGGGATGGCGGTGTGATTGCCCGTGAGGGTGCTACTGAGCCGTTCTATGGGGCTCCTGTGAGTGTTGATCCGATGGCTGTGGCGGAGGTGTTCCGTCCAGGGTCGGGTGATTGGGATTGGTCCCAGGAACTGGAGGATGTCAAGGGTTTGGGGAATGGCTTTGAGGAGCTCGTTGAGGATGTCCAACTCAATGGCGTGAAGGAGCCTGTGTTGTTGGGGGCGGATGGTCGCGTGTGGGATGGGCATCATCGCATTCTTGCGGCGATTGCGTGCGATTTGGAGACGATCCCTGTGGTGTTTAGTGGGGGCGGCAATGACTAGAGCAGAGAGCGCCAAGATGGCTCATAGGGAAGAGGCCCTTGCTTGGCTGGAGCGCAGCTGGAACCGGAACCCTGACGTTGATGCTAAGGAGATGCGCGCTGTTGCGCTCGCTCAAGTTCACGCCACTCTCGAACTTGCCGAGCAGCAGCGGATAGCGAACGTTATTGCTCTCGCGTCGGGGGCGCGAGTTGGGCAGGCGGGGTACGAGTATGGTGCGCGTGAGTATTTGATACGTCGCGACTCTAGGGGGTTGCCGGTCATTGTCCCGGAGGTTGCGGAGGCGCTTGGGATCGAGGTGGAGGATGACTGATTTTGTTTTAGGGCAGCGTGTTCAGTTCACGGACGTGCTAACTCGCGCTGAGGTAACGGGCGGTGAGGCTACACCGTGGGCTGAGGGCGTTCTTGCCGCTCTTGACGTGAAACTATCAGCCCCTCATTACATTCATCACTCCCAGAAGTTCTGGCTCCCCGGCTCGGCATGCAGGGAGTGGCGTGCCTCTGGGGTGTGGGGCGAAAACTCTGTGTCAAAGAGGACCCCGGGCGTCATGTCTGGCGAGGGGGTTATTGTTCGTCGCGTGAAACTCAATTTGGGGTTCACGCTATTGCAGGGCCATGGCGAGCCTTCAGTGTGGATTAATCGTGGTTGTATGCCAGCATTTGAGGTGGCGTTTGATCTGAACCGTAAACCGGTTCTTGTACATTCGAGTATGTTGACTCCTTTGAAGCTCGTTGAGGAGCCTGACGATTGCCCGGCGTGCAGCCTCGAACGAATCCTGCATGACCGCCCGTACTGCTACCTGTGCGCTATCACACGCATCGAAGAATTGGAGAAGAAATGACGCCAACGACTGAGCATGTCCGAGCAGGGTATGTCCTCGGCGCAGTTGCCACTCTTGAAAAACTCGGGATCGAACCACCAGCGGGAACAGTGGACGGGCTGAAGGCCGAGTTCGACCGCTGGTATGCCGAGGAAATCCGTAAAGCCAAAGAGCAGGCATGGGATGAAGGTTTCACGAAGGGTTTCTACAGCGCGCAAGTGCTTCTACTAGATTCTGACGCATGTGAATCGCCAATAAACAACCCCTACATGGGTGGCCTAGATGATTAGGCAGCTCTTTGTGGCCCGTGCGCGACTTCGTATGCGGATTGAGCCTCTTCGCGTGGTAAGGAGGGCGCGGGAAGCTTAGGCGACCGTGCGGGCAGCTTCTATGGCGTTCTACGGCTTCCCACGCAGTGAAGATTTTGATGATCTGGATGATGCTGTGGCTCTCCTTCAGGAGTTGTGGGACATTCTTGATGATTGGCCGGGTGACGGCAATGTTCAACGATTTGAGAGGATGGTGAATCGTGGGCGTGATGGCTGTTCAGATTGTTTTGAATATCCTTAAGGAGGCCCTTGGCTGGCCACTTGCTGTCCTGGAGGAGGAATCATGACCCAGAGGCGCATCACGGGATATAGTGAAGAATGCTGGACCCCAGTACTGTGCCCGGATCACGGTGAGTCAATGCTTCCGCGCGGGAGGGACTCGCCGTTCTGCAATTGTTGTGACAACTATCAAGAGCCGAGCATTAACCCCCGTCACCTATGTGACGAACATGACAGGGCTCGCCAGTACGTGGACAAAGACGGTTGGGATAAGCATTATGACGCTTGCCCGCGATGCAACCCAAAATTGGAGGAATTGTGAGTTATCTTGTCTACCACACCGGCCCCGACGACCTCATCCCTTGCAAAACGTGGGAAGAGGCTGTCAATACGGCAAACGACATAAACACTGAGTACGGGCAGTGGATTAATGCGCCGGAGCGGATATACCCCCTAGTTCCAGCGTGGGCCATCCCATATAGCCAGGAAACCTACGAAGCTCAGTGGAACACCACGCTGGAAGACGAGTTTTGGGAAGATCGGGTTGGATGTTCTTGAGCGGGTTTTCGGGAAGATTGAATTGAAAGGATGAGTGGCCCTCAATGAACGATGTATTCATTAAGAACCATCGCTTAACTTTGGAGTTTGTTGGCGATCGCCTCGTTCTCAACTTTTGGTGCGTTGGGCATCAAGAATGCTGGGCTCAGAGATTATGGAACGAGAAGGGGTTTGATGCCCTGAAGGGGGAGGATGCTGTAATCTTCTCCGATCTGTTCGGTATTCATGAGAAGAACCTTGGGGTGGGCCTTCGCTTGGATCGCAAGGGCGCCGATTCGCATGTTCTTGCAGGCCACCTTAGCCGCAGGTTCGTTGGCCGTAAGGTCGTTGCGGATGGAAATGTTGGGGTGCTTGAGGGTGTATCGCATGATGGCGACGGTTCTATCTTGACTATCCGTGGAGAGGATGGCCAGGCCATGATGATCCCTTTATGGCTCGACTCTTTTGTGACTGTTGTTGGGGGGTCTTACTGGGATGTTCGATGTGGCGGCGATTGCGACCATGACGAAGGCGTCCAGATTTGACCCAAAGCAGAGCGCCAGGAACTTGAAACCAGAACCCCAGGAGCCGGAAAGGAGTGGAACTGAACATGAATGCAAGGACGTACCGCAAGAAACCAGTCGAGATCGAGGCGATCGTTTTCGCGTCGCCGTGGAAGATCGTGCAGGAGTTTGCGCCTGAGATCCGACTCATTAAGCAATCGGGAGGGTGCGGGATCGCGTTCGGAATCATCCCTACGCCTGAAGGCGACATTCGCGCTAACATCGGGGACATGCTCATTCGCGGCGTGGACGGCGTACTCTACCCATGCAATCCTGACGTGTTCGAGCAAATGTATGAGGAAGTAACCAAATGACAGCCCGACCAGCCTACTGCTGCGGGCGGTGTCCAGAACTGTTGCGTGGGGGCCACGACTGCACATGCCTGTATAGCCCCAGGTGTCCAAAATATGTCCACAACCAAATCCTCCGGTTGTGGAGGAAGGTAACTGGAAGATGAGCATTCGCCAAGGCCCCCTGTTCTTGCAGGGGGCCTTTTTGGTCGATTTCCCGGGTAATTGTTCGTCTTTGGAGGTGTGTAGTGATTGCAGTTGCTTCGGGCGCCGTCGTCCAAGTTTCCGGGAGTGGTTCCACGCTGATTCGCAACGCTGGCCCGGGTGATGTGTTGCTGTCTTCTGGCCGGGTGATGGGGCAGGCCAACGGTGATGCAGGGTTCCTGCTGCAGGCCGGTTCGTCTGTTGTTGTGTCGGGTCGCATGTTTGCTAAGGGCGGCTCAGCGAGCTCTGATGTGTATGTCTTGCCGGGCGGGTCTGGGTATTCTGTAGGCTCCGGGGTCGATTGAGCGGGTAGGCGTTAATCGCCTTTGTTAGAGGAGGTAGTCATGGCAGCTCCGACGCTTGTCAAGGGTGTAGACAATGAGCTCTACATCATCAAGGAAGATGGCGCTTGGGAACGGTATTACGGCATTGATGCTTCGCAGGTCACTGATGTGGCTGTGGAGATTGGTGGCGAGTCTAAGACTGTTGCCGAGTGGCTTGAGGATTTGAATGATCGCATCGCTGATTAGCGTGCGTGCGAAAGGCCCCTCACCGTCATGGCGGGGGGCCTTTCTTGTCTGATGGGGTTAAGCATCAGTTCACACTGTAGCATCCAGGTGCTCTTGTTTGTGTGGTTGTCGTGTTGGCGGAGGAGCGTATGAGGGGTCCGCTATGACCATGAGCGTTAGGGATACCCCCATGACTTCGCTCCAGGCTGTTAGATCAGCATATGTGAGGTTTACGAGGCCTTGTTCTGCTTTTTCCCAGTGTCCGGCTTTTGAGCCGGTTCGTGCGTCGAGTGTTTCCAGGGTTATCCAGGATTTTTCTCGGACGTCACGCATGATTGCGTTGAAGTCTAGGAGGTTCCTGCGGGTTTCTTTACTTCCCATTGTTGTCCTTGAATGGGTTTATCTTGCTGATTTCTTTACTGTAGAACTGGAGGCTCGCCCATAGCCTGATTCCTGCTAGGCTGGATACTGTTGCTATAACGCTCCCAAGTAGGGCGTTGTGTGCGATGGCTGCCGCAAATGCCCCACAAATAATGGCGACGAGTGTTGCTGCTTCTGATGTGCGGACGCGTCGGGTTTCTTTGGCGAGGGAGTTTGCGTGCAGGATGGCTTTCATTCCTGCGGCTTCTAGGCAGGCTCCGTGGCCTTGGTAGAGGATTACTCCGCTTTCGGTGAGTCCGCTGAGTTGTTGGATTTGGTAGTTCTCTAGTTGTTCTTTTGTCATGGGCTGTTGGCAGATGCTACAAAGGTTCATTGTGCGTCTTTCTTGGTTCGGAATGCTGGGTTGTTGTAGTCGGGCATGTCTCCTGTTGTTTCGAGGAGTACGCGTAGTGATTTCCAGCCGTTGTAGGCTCTGTGAATGCCTTGTGCGGCGATGCAGTAGTGTTCGAAGGGGCTTGGGTGTGGGGCTTCGAGGAGGCGCTGGTAGAGGTTTCCCGTTGATGGTCCTCGTTTGAGGTAGGACACTCGTGCAGCGGATGTGACGGATTCTTGTGGGTCGTCACTGTATGGCGCGTGTGTTTGGCCCCATTGGAGCTCTTGTGGGGTGTTGTTTGCTAGGGCGAGTTCGATGCCGTGGGCGACGCTGGCGATGCCGTTTTGGGCGCCGTGGTTGAGGTTGGCTCGCTGTTGAATGAGGGATCCCCATTCGGTTGCTGTTGCGATGATGCGGGTGAGCATGAATGGTTCGAGGTAGCGGTTTGCTGTTTCTTTGGCGAATAGTTTGTCTAGGTCTTTGAGTTCTTCTAGTGCCGCTTGCCGTTCCTCGTCTGTCCCGAATACGATGTTGTACGCTCGTTCTTCAGCGCCGGATAGTGTGACGTTGTATGCGTTGAGGATTGTCTGTTGGATGGCGAGGTACAGGCTCAGGTTCATGACGATTTCTACGTTCCTGTCTGTGGATGGCACGTAGTCCTCGGGGGCCATGCCTTTTCCGGCTCTGCCGACAATGCTGGGGATGTAGGGGTTTTCCGCGACTTGGCGGATGAGCTCGTGCGTGGGGATGGCTCGTGACGAGGCGCTGTTGCGTCGGATCATGGAGTGTGTGTTGAACTGGGCTACGAGCGTTTTGGGTAGTTCTAGTTCGAATGTTGTGATGCGGCTGCCGTCTGGGTTGATGCTGTCTTTGATGATGGTGACGGCGTTGACGAGTCGTTCGTCGTATTGTGCTTCCATTGGTTTCTCCTTATTTCTGGTTTGATAGGCGGTCTAGGGCGTGCCCGAGAAGGGGCATGGAGCGCCGCACAATGTCCTTTTGTGCTTCGTGGTATGCAGGAGCCCTGCCGGGTATGCTCCAGGCCGCTAGAACGGCCTCTGCTGGGTCCAGATCATCGTATAGCCTTGGGCGGCTGCTCACTGGTTTGGTTCGCGGCTCCCGGTATCTTGATTTTGATGTCATGGATGTCGTTTTGTGTTCCGTCTTCTTTGACCATGGGTACATGGATTTCCCTCCCTGTGATGTGGTATTCGATTCCGGCGCGCGCGAGTGTTTTCACGGCCTGTGTGAACAGTCTGTGATGCTCTGACAGCCATGACAGTTTGGACGCAGCGTTCGGGTGGTCAAACCAGATGACCGCTTCGCCGGGTAGCGTTTTTATCCTGTGGCCCGCCCTGAAAGCTTGCCCCAGGTGGTCGTATGCTGGCACCCCGGATAGGAGTAGGAGCATGGAGAATTTTACTGACATGGTTTCATGTGATCATGGCTGCCATTCGATGGGTCTACTTCTCATCTTCAAATGACCGTTTGAAACCGTTCCCGGGTTGGCGTGTGCTTGAATGTCTTCATGACTGATTTTATGGAGCGGGCTCGTGAGGTTGCTGGGCTTGCAGAGTGCAAGAAACGCTCTGTTGGTGCCGTTGTTGTATGGCAGGGTGAGGAGATGGGGATTGGGTACAACGGGTATGAGGGAATCTCTTCTCCGGGGTGCCTTGAGGGCGGGTGTCTTCGCGGAGAAAATGGCGGCTCTAAAGAGTTCCCTTGCATCGCTTTGCACGCCGAGGAGCGGGCTGTCATCAAGTCTGGTTTGGCAGCCTGCTCTGGGGCGGACCTGTACGTCACTCACCGCCCTTGCGAGAACTGCCAGCGGTTCTGTTTTGCGGCGGGGATCTCTCAGATTTTCTGGTGTGACCTCGATGGACGTGTTAGAGTTATCTCGTCGTTGTAATGGGCACGGCTTGACAGGCTAAGCGCTTCTGATCTTTCGGCGTAAAGTGCTCCCACAATGGTGGCTTTTCCTTAGGTGCCGCCAGGAGTAACTGTCTGGTAGGCCACGAAGACCCCCACCTCCTTGCGCGGATAGGTGGGGGTCTTCTTTTATTTTGACCAGATGGTCGCTCGTGTTTTTTCACCTATGAGCCTGAGGTCATCAATACTCAGGTAGATGCTTTTGGTGGTGATTGCCAGCATGGGATACTCGGTGGTGGGGCATAGGATTGCTCCTGTCATGTCTCTAACATCTTCCGAAGTGATATAGAACTTGGATGTGCTGATCTTGACTCTTCCTGGTGTTACGCCACCCCGTTGAGCGACGAGCCGGGCCAGCAGGCCTGCCCGAACAAGTTGCGCCGGGGCGTACATCAAGTCGAGTTCGGATCGGTAGATCGTGAGTTTGAACGTTCCTTCCCGATCATGGTCCGGCCCTATGGAGATGGAGTCGTGTCCGATCCGCATTACGTGGCGCTGGTGCTTCTTATACACGCCGTGCAGTTCCTCGCTGATTCCCATGAACTGGTCTTCCAGTAGAGTCACTTCTGCGATGTCCCGGAACGGTACGAGCATGCTGCGCACGATAGGGAAGTCTCCTGCATATATGTCGTGAACAATGTCGCCGCACACGACCGCAGGCAGCGTGATCACCCCTTCTCCAAACCTTGTTGGCCCAAGATTTCCGCGCTCTAAGACTTCTTCAACTACTTCTTCAAATGTTGCCATTGCATGAGCGTCTCACTGCCTGCTTATATGGGTCCATGGCTGACGCTTTGAACGACCGTTTGATGTCACTTTTTCGAAGTGTTTTGCGGAGTGAGTGAGAGTGTGGGTGACATGAAGGAAGAGCCTAGGGTCATCTTTTCGGTGGGCCCGTTATATGCGGGGGTGGCGGTTGATGCGCGGCGTCTACGCCATGGCTTGGTTGAAGTGTCGCGGAAACTATATGTGGGTTGGGGGTTTCGGTTGTGGATTTTTCCTCTGAGGTTTCACCGTCGCGGGATCGAGGCGTAATGCTCTCGAAGGAGGAGCAGGCAGAGTTGTGGGGTCGGGTCGCGGATGGCGACCAGAGGGCCATTGTGGAGCTTGTGGAGGCATATCAGCCGTTGGCTCACGCTATCGCCCGTAAGCAGAACATTCCAGCTCATGTAGACCGTGAGGATTTAACGTCTAATGCGATGCTTGGATTGTTCCAGGCGGTCACTCGCTTTGACCCTACGAAGTCTGACGGTAATTATGCGAGCCATTTTGCCAGCTTTGCCCGTCAGCGCATATCCGGTCAGGTCCTGGATTACATTAAGTCAAATGAGGTTACTTGGGCTCCTCGTGGCGCTTGGAAGGCAATGAAGGCCCGCCATGCTGCGGAGGAGGAGTTGGAGCAGTCGTTGGGGCATAAGCCTAACGAGCACGAGATAGCAGCCCATATGGGTGTGAATGTTAAGGATCTCCCGCGCATTGCGATCCAGGTCCCTATGGCTCCGGCTATCTCGTCAGATGATGATGGAAAGAGCCTGGATACCTTCTCTGACTCGGAGCACGTCGGCAGCACGGTTGAGTTGGATTCGCTCGGAGATTCTCTTGCTCAGGCGATATGTAGGCTCCCTGTGGAGGATCAGGAACTCCTTTCTGTTTTCATTACTAGAAACGTCCCGGCTCTGCGTCGCCCTCCGCATGGCTACACGCAGGAGATGTTCGATGGCGCACTGCTCTCTCTTATGCGTGAACTCAGGGTAGAGTCGATTTCGTCAGCAAGGAGGTGAGACCTATGGCACGTAAGCCACGCAAGGTGGAGACTGGAGTTCTGCATGTTTCGGACGAGGAGTTCGAGGAAAACATGGATGAACTTGAGCAGGCTGTCAAGGATGTTGGTCAGATTGAGGTGGCAGTGCGTCACGGAAACACAATCAGGCTTGTGAAGAAATCACCGAAGGTTACCGTCGAGAAAGGTTCCTAGTATGGATTACGACTACATTTACGGCAAGAAGGCTGAAGCGAAGCGTCGCGATGAGATCGCGAAGGAGAGCGCCCGCGTAGAGGCCGAAGCCAAGAAGGTGGCGGAAGCAGAGGCCAAGGCTAAGGCTAAGGCAGAAGCGGAAGCGGAAGCAGAAGCCAAGAAGGCGACCGAAGCCTCTGGGGAAGTCAAGGTCAAAAAGTAGGCGGTGATCTTACATCTCACAAAAACCCATCCCAGTTCGGGGTGGGTTTTTGTGTGCCCTCGTCGATGTACGGGGTATTCAATAGGCGGGGCGCGGGAGGGTGTTGCAGCATGGAAGGGTTTATGCCCAATGTTGCTGATGTGGGGGGCTGGGGCCTGTTCGTGGCCCTCGTTTTTGTCATCATTTTTGCTGTAATCAAGGGGGCACTGGTCCCCATCGCAACAGTTCGGCAGATGCAAGAAGTCTTCAATCAGGAAATAATGAGAGAGAAGGAGAGGGCTGATGGGTACCGGGAGTCCTCTGAGAACTACCGGGAGTTACTGCAGAAAGTAACTGAAGCTCAAGTTCTAGCCAGTGGTCAGCAAATCGAAACGAACACCCGAGTGCTAGAGGCCCTCCAGAAGGCAGGAGAGGACTCTGATCATGTTTAAGGCAAAGAGGAACATTCTTTCGGGGATTCGCTCGGGGCCGTCTGATGATGAGATGGTTCAAATGCGATCAATGCTGCAGGATTCTCGTGAGGCCATTGCGTCGTACGGTCCGGCGTTGAGTGCTGTGACACAGGCTTCGTTGCGTCAACGTGAGGTTGTGGAGAAGAATCATTTGGCTCCTAGTTTTGCTCGCGCTTTGGGGAGGTCCGTTCCGTGAGTTTCGGTTTCGGATGCTCGGCTACAGCGATTGTGGCGTGGACTGTTTTTCTGGTTGGATATTTTTATGCTTCTCGTGGCGCTTGGGCTTTGTCTGTGACGGGTAATGCGATCATGTTCATGGCGTTGGCGCAGGTGATCACCTCGGCTGTCGTATTGACCGCTCCGCCTTCTATTTTGAGGACTTTTGCGGGGCTCGTGTCTCTCACTAGTGCCGTGATTTTCTTGTTGAGTTTACAGCGCAGCGAAGGCGAGTAGCGGGTTTTAGGTCGATCCCTCGGGGTGTTCATTCACTTCTAGGGATTGGCCTTTTCTTATGACTGCAGCCATTTTGTCTCGCGCCTCGTGGGGCGCGAAGTATGGTGATGGTGACATCACCCTTAGCAACAAGGCGGATGAACTGTTCATTCATCATGCTGCTGCTCACTTCGAGTCGCTGTCTGCGAATGAAGAGATTAAGTACATGCAGATGTTGGAGCGCACTGGGTATCAGCGTTTCGGTGTTGGCATTTCGTACAACGTGGTGGTGTTTCCTTCTGGTCGCGCTTATCGTGGCGTGTCATGGAACCGTCGTGGGACGCACACGGGTGGTCGTAATTCGACTGCTCGTTCTATTTGTTTTGCGGGGAATTTTGAGGAGCAGAAGCCTACTGAGGCTGCGCTTCGTACTGCTGGGCAGATCATTGCTGACATTTCTGGGTCGGCGTTGAAGTCTGGGTTTGCTCTTCGTAAACACCGTGATGTTAAGGCTACGGCGTGCCCCGGAAAGAATTTGGCGGCTCTTGTGCCGTCTCTTTTGACGACGTATGCACCAGATGGCCACTCGGCCCATGTGAAGCCGTCTAAGCCTGCTTCTGCGCCTTCTGAGCCGGTGTCTAAGCCTCAGGTTGACCCTGCTAAGGCTTTGGATGTTGATGGGTCTCGTGGCCCAGCGACGATTAGTCGTTGGCAGTGGGTGATGGGTACGCCTGTTGATGGTGTGATTTCTCGCCCTCGTTCCACTGTTATTGAGGCCGATCAGCATTTCTTGAACAAGAAGGTGTCGGCAGCGAAGATTCGCGAGTTGACGGGCAAGTCGCGCCTTGACGAGGATGCTATCGAGGGTCCAAAGACGATTCGGGTGCGCCAGTGGTACCTGTTCAACATGTATCCGCAGAGCTTTGAGAAGATCATTGGTCGCCCGCATACGACGAAGGATATTGACGGTTCTGCGGGTCCGATCACTACGAGGATTCATCAGCATGCATTGAACGAGGCGAAGAAGGGGCAGGGTGGCTACTGATGTTGGTCATGTTCACCAAGGAGGCGCTAATGCGCGCATTGTGGACGGCGCTGGCTGTGTTTTTGCCGTCCGTTTCGACTGTTGTTGCGGTTGGCGTTGCAGCGGATGTGGTGTTGCAGGTGTTGTCGGGTGTGGCACTGGCTTTTGTGTTTTCGCTATTGACGTCGCTTGCGGATCTTCCTGAGGTTTCGGGCAAAGAGTATGGGCGGTGGAAGGCTGTTGCGTTGCGTGTCCTTCGAACGTTCATTCAGTCGTTCTTGGCTTTGTGTGTTGCCGATCTTGCGTGGGGCAACTTCTCGTGGACGGTTATTGTGCAGGCCGTTGCAGCAACGTTGGTGACGTTGATTCGAACGTATCTTGCGACCCTCCCAGAGCAGGTTACGAAACCCCTCTAGGATGCACGCAAAGCCTCCTCTAAGGCCCTCTGCCGCATGGTAGGGGGCCTTATGTGTGTTCGATGCTGTGCGGCGAGGAAAGGAGCCGCTAATGGCTACGGTTACGTTAGGTCGAGGTGTTCTTCTTTCGGCCAACTTGAACATCACCCAGGGGCAGACGAACGGGTTTTCGTTGCGCTGGCTCCCGGAGGGCGAGGGTAGTGCTGGTCAGGATTTGACGGGGTGGCATGCTCGTTGTCAGGCGCGTCGTCGCCCGGGTGCTGCAGGCGAGGCGTGGTTCACGGTGACGGATGATCCTGACGGTGAGGATGGGTCTATTTTTTTGGGCTCGGACGGTGAGATTAACTTGACGTTAAAGCCTGAGGCGTCTTCTCGGTGGGGCACTGCGAACAAGGTTGGAACGTGGGATCTGGAACTCATTGACCCTTCAGGGACTGTGATTACGTTCGCTCGTGGTGCGGTGACGGTTGATTTGGAGACGACCACGTTTGGGGATGATCTTGATGGCTGATGCGGTTGTTGAGATTGACGGTCTGGATTACCCGACGGTTGTTGTCACCGTTGGGGCTGAGCCTGTTGTGCAAGAGGTTGCTACGGGGCCTCGCGGTGAGCGTGGCCCTCAGGGCCCCTCTCCTTACGAGCTGGCTGCACAGGGCGGCTTCGAGGGCTCTGAGGAGGAGTGGCTGGAGTCTCTTGTTGGCCCTCAGGGTGAGCAGGGTACCCAGGGCGTTCCGGGCCGTGATGGTGTTGACGGCATTGACGGGCAGGATGGCCAGAATGGCTTGTCTGCTTACGAGGTTGCCGTTGAGGCGGGCTTTGAGGGTTCTGAGGATGACTGGCTGGAGTCCTTGGTTGGTGAGCAGGGGGCTCAGGGCGAGCAGGGCCCGCGTGGCCTGCAGGGTGACCAGGGCGTCCCTGGCATTCCTGGAACTGATGGCAAGGATGGCGTGGATGGGCAGGATGGCGCCCCGGGCGCTAATGGCCTGTCTGCTTACGAGGTGGCTCTCTTAGAGGGTTTTGTTGGTGATGAGGCTGCTTGGCTGGCGTCGTTGAAGGGCGCGGACGGGGAGCCGGGACGCGATGGCGCAGACGGAGCGCCGGGGGCTGATGGGGCACCCGGTCAAGACGGCGCGGACGGCCTAGATGGTATTGGTGTCCCGGCTGGCGGAATGACAGGTCAAGTCCTCGCTAAAAACTCTGCTGCCGACTTCGACACGCACTGGATCAACGCGGCAGGTGGTGGGGGAGCATCTGACGCGGATGTTGCCGGTTTCGTGTTGGATGAGGATTCTGATACGCGTGCAGCGTTAGATGGCTTGTATTCGGGTGGATCAGGCAATCTACCTGCGGTTACTGATGAGGGTGATGTCCTCACTGTTGTGGATGGTGAGTGGCGGGGTGCTCCTCCGCAGGGCGGTTCAGGTGGGGGAATGACAACTATCCAGTTGCGGGTTGACCCGGAAGATTTCACGGATGGTGTAGCAGTCATTGATGCTCCTGGTATCGGCTTATCATGTCAGGTCACGCCTGCGTCGCTGGATGATGCTGCACGTTGGGCTGCTGCTGGCTGGTGGGTTACGTCTGACGGTGATTCGTTGACGATCACGGGTGATGCGCCTGATTTGCCGGTATTTGTTGACGTGAATTATTGGGCTGACCAGCCGTCGCAAACTGAGGTTGTGGTTGATTTGACGGCTTCTGTTGATGGTTTCGTGAGTGTCCCGGGAATGGGTGCACGGTCAACGATTGTTTCCCCGAAGTCTCTTGTTGATGCTGCTGTGTGGTCTGCTGCTGGAGCGTTTTTTACGTGGTATGGACCGGGTGTTTTGCGGGTGAACGGTAAGGTTTTCGCTTCGAGTGTTTTCACGGTGATTGTGAGTGTGTTCTGATGGCTGTTATTAATCCGGTTGTTACGGTTCCTGGGTCGTTGTTTACTTTTGGGTTTAATGATACTCAGGTGAGGACGACGACGGCTCGGTCGGGGTATCCTGTGTTGATTTTGCCGCAGGGTATTACTCAGGTTGCTGATTATGAGTTTTGCCCTTACTACAGCAGCTCCAATAGGTATGGGTTTTATCCGTATTGTCGTGGTGTGGTGATCCCTGATTCGGTAACGAGTATAGGCAACAACGCGTTTTATGGTTGGTCGTCTGCTACCTCGCTGGTGATCCCTGATTCGGTAACGAGTATAGGCAACTACGCGTTTTATGGTTGGTCGTCTGCTACCTCGCTGGTGATCCCTGATTCGGTAACGAGTATAGGCAACAACGCGTTTTATGGTTGGTCGTCTGCTACCTCGCTGGTGATCCCTGATTCGGTAACGAGTATAGGCAACTACGCGTTCCAGAACTGGTCGTCGTGCAATGACATTTACTCACACCGGACCACACCAGCAACTGCTGGCACAAGCGCATTCGCTGGCCTAAAAACAGGATGCAGAATCCACGTCCCAGCAGGATCAGCAGCCGCATACCGAGCCGCAACAAACTGGCCCAAAGAACCCGCAGTCACCTACATTGAGGACCTCTAAAATGTTGTTCGATGAAGCCCTACCACTCATCCGAGACGAAATAGGCGGCACACCAGATGACCAAACCCTCGAAGAACACTACGAGACTTTAGGTCACTGGATCCTCGTCAGCATCCGCGTCCTCAAACGCAGGTACGCTGACGCAGCCGGTGGCGGGCAAGAAACCACATCATTCAGCCTTGACGGTGTACTCTCCGTTGGCCTATCAAAAGCGAACCTAGACCAACTATCAAAACAGATAGACCGACTAGAACGCAGGTACCGCGCCGAAACTGCCGTGAACGGTTTCACGCAGTCTAGGATTATCCGGACTGACCGGTGACTTTACCAGATGAGGTGGAGGCACTCTCTACCGCGCTCACTAACGACTTGAAGAAAGTGTGGGAGGCCATCCAAACGGAACTCACCACACTAGAGGACTTACCTTCCGCCTCTGCTGCACGTGAGCACAAACTCCTACGCATTGAAACGCAAATCCGTGAATTATTGGCTCAAGCTGACGATATTGCCGCACAACACATTTTGAACGCGTTAGAGGGCGCATTCACGTTCGGTGCGTTAACAACATATGCGATGGCTGGCGTAATCGTAGAGTCAATCCCTATCGGTGCTGTAGTCGCACTCGCACGAGATACGATGCAGGACATCCTCGCAGCCACTAAGTATGTGGATGAAACCACGAAAACACTGCTACGAGCGATAGCACGTGACGAAATTCTAAACCACGTCACCATCGGGCAAACACCACAGCAAACCGCGAAACATATTCGTGATCTCATGGCTGAGCATCAAGTCCACGCAGTCACATACAAGAACGGTGCGAAGCATGGTTTAGGTTCGTATGCGGAAATGCTTGTCAGGACGAAAACCGCTGAAGCGTACACTGCCGGCACGTTAACCGCTGCGGAAGAACTTGAGATCGGTTTTTGGGAAGTCCTTGACGGCCCAGGCTGTGGCTGGTTATCTCATGATGACCCTGTGAAGGCTGATGGCTTAATCGTCACAACGCAGGAGGCGCGTGAACATCCTATCGCTCACCCTAACTGTCGTAGGGATATGGTTGCTCGCATTGATATTGAAACCTTAGACGATATCGCGGAGGCTGGAAGACTCCCAGATGACGTGTGGGAGGGTTCCAGGGAAGTCGCGTTACAGCAGTGGGGGAACGTGAAAACAACGAGTGAAACCGTGGGGGATACCGTCCGCTCACGGATTGAACAACTCTCGCCTGCTGAAGCCGAGCATAGGCGGTTGATACAGGCTAAAGCATCATAGGGTATGACCGATTTTAGGCTTGACACAGAACCCCGGAAACTCGTGATCGCTGGCGTGGACGTTACCGAGCATGTACGTGCAGTGGACATGTATGCGCAGGAGGGGGAGCCTGCTGAAGTTCAAGTATGGGTGACCAAACCCGGCGTAATTACCGGGGAGGGCATAGTGGTGGTGCACGAACCACCAGACGAAGAAACCATCACGCAGGCGGTCCGCACATTCTTGGAATCCTTGGACGTGAAAACCCTGCAATCCGCTGCTGACGCACTCCCATCAGTGTGGGCTACGAAGCCAGCCGAGAATGTTTTGAAAGTAATCTTGGAGGCTCTCTGATGGATGTGTCTAGGATTTTCGATCAAGCTCGAGGGCTAGTTGATATTGCCGTAAACACTGCTGGGACGCGGGCAACAATGTTCACGCGGGCAAGGTCTGGTTTGGAAGCGTCCGTGGATACTGTCTTGTGGTCTGGGCCGTGTGTGGCCGCGAGCGTGGGGGCCGCGAGCGTGGGGGAAATAATCCCCGGAATCGTCATAAAACCAACGGACTACAAGGTCTTGTGTAAAGCATCAACCCCCACCCCACCAGACGGGTCCATGCTGCGCATTGATCGTTGCAAGAAAACATCATTAATTGGTGTGGAGATGAAACTCGTGGGGAAGGTAGAGGACTCATCTGGCGCTCACCTCACCCTGTTTTACAGGCCACAACCATGATCTTCACCATGAACGTGAACGTTGACGAAGTGCTACGCGGCTATGATCTCGCGGGCGTTAATGTTCGTCGTGCATTAAGTAAAGCGGTGGGGCGGACGGCAGCGCTCATGCAGGCGAGGGTGCGGAAGAACGCGAGTACTGGTTATCACGAGCGCCGTAAAATCAAGTATCGCGGGCACATCCCAGGGACTGGTCCCGGACCGAACGTAGACACTGGGAACTACAAGCGGTCCATCCAAACAGTGCGTGGATTTGAAAACGGTTTCCCATCAGCAATCGTTGGAACGAATGCGCCACAAGCGCGCCGCCTCGAATATGGTTTCCGTGGAACAGATTCAGCAGGCCGGAACTACGACCAGCCACCGTATCCTCACTGGGAACCAGCAGTTAAAGCACTTGAAGGTACTTTCGAGCAGGAAGTGCGTAAAGCGATTGTGGAGGCGTTGAAACGCAATGCTGGAAAATGAACCAATCTTGCAGGCAGTTGCCTCGCATATTAACGATTACACCGACACTGGCAGCCTCGAGTTCACGGCGGTCACGGATCCAGATAATTTCGAAACCGGACTAATCATCGTTGAACCGATCATCTCACCAACTCCCGAATCCCTGACATGGGAGGGCGCATATGATCGAGCTGAAGCCACCGTGCAGGTAACAGTGATAGCGGAAACCCCCACAATAGCGCGACTCGTCGGGGATAAAGTCCGTACAGCCCTTGCAGGGAAAACAGGTAGATCGTACACGCATCCCCTAAAAATTAGTGGACGGACCATATCTTCTGTCACCTCAAATTATGACGGTAGCGTCGATTATGATGCACGCACAGGCCAGTGGACGGAACGCTACACCATCCAATTCCAGTGATACCCCCGCGCACATAATGTGAGGTGACCAGCCAGCCTGCTGGACTCCCATCGTTGGAGAGCGAAATCCACGCGGATTGGACTCCCAAAGTGATTCACATTATCCATCCGGGACTGCCGCCCGCTCCTGCATCCAAGCAGACTGAAGCGGCATTTACCCGTGTATTTAAGCCCAAGGGCTGGGTGCAGATCACCGAAACTGACGCTGCCGAACATAACCGGTGCATCAGCGAAGGTAAGCCATCTACTGTCCTTGCACGCCTCGCGAAGAAGGAGGCCAAATAATGGCTATTTTCATGCTTCGCGGTCGCGGTTACGCGTACTGGTGCCCTACTGTTGCTGACCTGACGAAACCCACTCCAGCTGAGATCGGTGCAGGTGAGGATTTGACTCCTGCGATCACTGCGATTCAGGGTCTTGAACCTCAGTCAAACAAGATTAACGTTCCCGTGTGGAAGCATAAGCAGGAACTTCAGATCGACGGTCCGCAAACATTCCAGGATGTGACCATCACCCTCGTTGAAGATGATGGTGAAGGAACTGACTCGGATGCTACCGCACGTCAGGATGCTTTGGAAACTCTCGAAGAGGGTGCGGAAGGCGTTCTGGTGATGAACCGTAACTCCACTTCCGGTCCTGCGAATGGTGACCGCACATTTTCGCTTCCAGCGGTTGTTGGTTCGCAGCAGCCTCAATGGTCTTTGGATGCGTCTGCCGCTACCACGGTTATTGCTTTGTCGCCGTCTGGTGCTTTGACTCCGGGGACTGTAACAACCCCAGCAGGATAATCGCGTGGGGGCGGAATCGATAGTGGTTCCGCCCCTTGCGTTCCTTACCCAACCGTTTTTGATGCCTGTGGAGGCACTCGTGTCTATTCCTGTGAAGAAACCCCGCACGTACTATGCGCCAATCATCCTTGACCCTGATGTTGAGGTTGAGTACAAGAAAATCCAGCAGCAGGCATTCGATGATCAGGAACGCCGCCTGACAACGTTTAAGCACCGTGTGGAGAATGCGCGTGCGCGTTTCCTTGACCCTGTGGAAGCTGAAGCGGAAGTCCAAAAGATTATCGCTGAGGACACTACCGCGAATGAAGTGTGGTCTGCGAAGTGTGTGGAAGCGAAAAAGTTGCTTGATGAGGCGACACACAAGTTCGTTTTCCGCAGTATTGGCCGTAAAAAGTTCGCGGAATTAATGGATGCTAACCCGCCTCGTGAAGAGGACATTGCCGAGTGGGATAACGCTGATGATCGCACGCTCCCTGCTGCAGTTAACGAGTTGGGTTTCGCGAAGGACCTTATCGCTGCAGCATCCGTAAGCCCTCGCCTATCTCGCGATGACGTGGAGGGCATGTTTGATGACCCTGCATGGAATACCAGCGAGCTGACTCTCCTGTATGTTGTGGCACGCAACGCACAACTAAACGTGTGACCATGCGTGTACAGGCGCTTTCCCCAGCAGAGCGGGCACGGTTCCGGTTAACCCATGATCTAAAGGACCGGGAATCGTATGCTGTTGACCTTATCGCTACCGTGTGCCGTGTTGACGTGGTTGATGCGCAAAGGTTTTGGGATAACACGTCTGTTGGGGAAGCGTACACGCTGTTAACGCAGTGTGAAGCCGTTTTAACGCGGGACACTATTAGCGAATACGTGGACGTGCTGCATGAGGATGCTTTCCTTTCCTCGATTATGCGCGTGTGCGAGCACTATCGGATTGGTTTCAGTGACTTCGCATTGTGGTCTGACGTTGACCAGAATTTGGCTCTCGCGTATTTCCTTGAATCCAGGGATACATGCCCCGGCTGTGGTTTACCGAAACGCCTACGTAAGCAGTTAATCCATTTATCGTCTGAGCAGTGCATTCACTGTCAAGAATTAAAAGAAGCGCAAGACTCCATCCCTGACGAGATTCGTGGGCACACGCATATCGTCATTAAACCTTCGGAGCCATAATGAGCGACTTCACTTTATCGACTCTTATCACTGCTGATGACACGTCCTTGGTGCGTGCCCTCGCGTCGTCGCGTGAGCAAGTGCGCTTGTTTGGGTCTGAAGTTAATTCTTCAGTGGGTAAGTCCTCGCAGGCGGTTGGTAAGCAGTTGCCTGCTGACTTTGATCGTGCAGGCAGGGCTGCAGAGAAGTTTGGTTCTCAAACCCGTAAAGGCATGCGGGAAGCTGAGGCGGCTGCTGAGGATCTCGCTACGCGTGGTGGACGGTCGATGTCCTCGTTCGCGGGGATTATTGGCCGTTTCGCTGGGCCTACGAGTATCGCTGCGCTGGCAGTGCAAATCGGAAAGACCGGTATTGGGTTCCAGGATTTCACGGCCCGCAATGAGATGGCTTTCGAGTCGATGTTGGGTTCTGCTGAAGCCGCTAAATCGTATATGGCTGACGTACTCGCTTTCGCTAAGCAAACCCCGTTTTCGTTCCCTGAGTTAACGCAGTCCGCTCAACAGATGATTTCGTTTGGTGTGGATTCAAAGAACGTTATCGGTATCCTGCGTGACCTTGGCGATGCTGCCGTGGGCGCTGGTGGTGGTATCGAAGAAGTGAAGGGTCTCGCTACCGTTATTGGGCAGATTAGCGCTAAAGGCCGCCTACAGAATGAGGAGATCCTGCAACTCGCGGAGCGTGGAATCCCAGCTTTGCGTGTCCTCGCGAATCAGGCCGGCCTGACGACTGCAGAATATCAAAAGCAGGTGACCGCCGGTGCGGTGTCCTCAGAGCAGGCGATCTCTAACCTCACGAAGGGATTGCGTGAGGGCACTAATGGTGTGAATGGTATGACCGCAGCATATGGCGGTTTGATGGAGAAGCAGAAGGAATCTGGGATCTTCTCATCGAACTGGGATTCCATTAAGTCGGGGTTCCGTAACATGTCTGCCGCGATCACGGAATCGTTGCTGCCGATACTACTGGATTTGATGGATAGCCTGCAGGAGGTTATGAAGTTTATTTCCACTCTTGCCGGGTTCTTCAACAGCCTGCCGGGTCCGCTGAAAACGGCGACGGTCGCGTTTGTTGCGTTTACTGCCGCTAACCGTCTTTTCGGTAACGCGTCCGAGCGGGCTGTTCTTGGTGTGGGTAAATTTATTTCCTCGATGCGGTCCCTATACCTCGAGCAGGTTAAAGCGAAGGGTGGAATGGTTTTCAATGGGTCTGGTGCTCACGCGGCAGATAACTTTGGGCGTACTGTAGCGACTGCTGGGACGCGAGCGAAAGCTGGTTTCGCGGTAATGACGGCTGGCGCGAAGGGTGCCACATCAGCGCTCTTGGGTGTATTTGGTGGGCCTGTTGGCCTCGCAGTGACGGGTGGTCTTGCCCTGATTACGGCGGGCATGTCCGCGCATTCGAAGGAAGTGGAAGCGGCTAAAGCGCGCCTTGAAGAGTATAAGGCGACTCTCGATGAGACTACTGGTGCTATCACGGAGAATACTCGTGAATGGGCGAAAAACCAGTTACTCACTGAAGCGAAGGGCGGGCAAACTTTCGGTCTTGGTGGGACCACGGCGACCCTGCTGGAGGACACGAAAGCATGGGGGTTGTCTGTCGCGGATATGCAGACAGCATTGGAAGGAAACGTTGACACTGCGAAAGAGTTGATGGCGCAGGTTAAGCAGATCGTTGACACGAACTGGGGGCCTGATGCTGCCTATGATCCTTCACGTGCGGACAAGAACCTTGACTCGTATGAGCGGATCATGGAGCGATTGCAAGGGATCGTCAAAGACCAGGAGAAACTGAATAAGGAGAAGCAGCAGCAAGCGGAGATTGACGCTGCTATTGAAGAGAAGGAAGCCCGCCGACCTAAATCCGTGTGGGAGTTAGCGGACGCGTACCGGGCTGCTCACAATCAGTTTAATTCGTTCACTGAGGATCAGCAGAAAGCCGTTGATAAGTATGCGCAAGGTTTCAGTGATGCGTTTTCTACGGCGTTTTCTACGGTGTCTGGGTTTAAGGCCGTTCAGGTCACCACGGATGAGTACGCTTCAGCTCAGGAGAGGCTCGCGGACGCTACCGCGAAGGTGAAGGATGCTCAGGCCGCGCAAAACCGGTTAGGTGATTTGCGTACTACGTCGAAGCAGCGTGCTGACGCGGCTAAAGCGGTCACGGATGCGGTGAAAGGTCAATCGGATGCGTACCGTGTGCTGAATGATTTGCGGTCGAAGGACCGGCCAGTCTCGGATCAGATGACGGATTATTACAAGAACACGTTGAAGGACGCGAAAAAGTTTTCAGAGGACCTGCAATCCTTGATCTCTAAGGGTTTGGATCCGAAACTCATTGAGGACCTGATTAAAAAGGGTCCTGAAGCTGCTGCGCCTGAAATGAAAGCGTTCCTGTCCACTAACGGTGATGCGTTGATTCAGATGGCGAATGATACGGAGGAAACGCTCAAGGGTTTGAATGGTCGAGTTGTTGAGAATGCCAGACTGTCTGCTATCGCTATGAACTCTGATCTCGCGTCTATCGCGGAGGACTTACCGCTTGCTTTGCAGATCGCCGCGCAAAAGGGTTCTAACGAATCGATGAGTGGCGTTGATTTGGCGAAAATGTTGGGTGTTGATTATGAGGAAGTGAAACGCACCGCAGCCGAATTCGGGCAGGACTGGGTGAAAACCGCGGAGGAAGAAGCCGCGAGTAAGCCGATCCAACCGAATATGTTTGCGAACCCTAAATGGTCGCTCGGTGACTACGATACGGCTGACGAATATTTGGAGAAGCAATCTGACGGTGCAACCATTACGCCGCAGATTCTTATTGACCCAGTGTATGGGATTACGACGACACCGGAAGAGTATTTGCGCGCCCACAAGAATGACCCTACGACATTGACGCGTAAGCAGTCACCGTGGCAGCGTGCCCTCGCTAACAGGTCATTCTGGACGGGTGGAATGCTTCCCGGTTACACGCCAGGAAGGGACGTGCACCAGTTCTACAGTCCTACGGGTGGGATATTGAACCTGTCTGGCGGGGAACCGATCATGCGCCCAGAATTCGGTGCCGCACTTGGTGGGAAGCGTGGCGTGGACTACTTCAACCGCCTTGCCATGAATGGTGGCGTTGCAGCTGTCCGTAACGCATTGTTTAAGCCGATGGGTTCCCAATCGTTTGCTACTGGCGGGGTTTTTGGTACGCCATCTGTTGTAGAGGTCCCCGTAACATCGCGGGTAGAGCACCATGGCACAACGATTGTTGAAAAGGTGATCGCGAACGATCCACTCGAATTTGATCGTGCGATTAAGGCTGAGCGGAAGAACAGGAACGCATTCGGATGACCGATCAAATTAGTTTGAGTGCTAGCGTTTCCCGGCCTACTACACCGTTAAACCTCACTGAGAATGGGGTTTACGATGTGGTGGAATACGCTTCCGGTGGTGTGACGTGGAGGCGCACAGCGGTTGAGGGGAAGTATCAGCGGGGCCGCCGCCTATTAAACGTGCAAGCGGATACGGTCACTGATTCCTTGGTAATGCGCGTGTACGGGACGACTTGGGCGCTCGTGAATAACCGTTTACAAACCTTGTTGGAAACGTTCTCGCAACTTTCCTACGATTTGACGATCATCGAAGCAGGGGTTTCCCGCACGGTTGCGTGCGAGCCAGCAGATATGCATGACGCTGATACTGCACGTCGTAAAGCCTTGATGTTTGGGCACGGTGGCTTGTTTATGCGTGAAGTGTTGTTTTCTATTCCTCGTGACCCGCAACTCAAGAATGGGGCAATGTAAATGTTTACCACAGATTTCCTGACAGTGGTCGCGCAAAGCGTTTTCGGGTCTGAGCATTCAACTTTGCTACCGGATTCTTGGTGGCTGACGTTCAATGATGAGGATGGGGAGGAACTCACAGCCCGCGTCGAAGTTCCTAACACGGATGACATGTGGGAACCCACCATTAACGGTATCGCTAACGCTGACGACATTATCGTTACAGCAGGTGATGATTACACGATCCATTCAGTGAGTTTGTGGACAGCTGAAACGGATGGTGTGGAGGCCGTGAAAATCGTTCTGCCAGCACCTATTGAGGTTGCATCAGAATCCACGATCCTGTTTGCTCCCGGTGATTTCGTTGTGGTTGTCGCATGAACATTGAAGGGCTTATTAACTTTACGTTCACTGCTAGCCTCACGGTGGAGGAACCATATACTCCACCGGAGGTCCCAGATTTGCCGGCTGGCGGTTCTGCTACACCACCGGAGCCACCTGAACCGTCCGCGCCTATCGGGTATCGCGTCCAATCGATACGGCGGGTATCTGAGATCATGCCTGCACCGTCCTTGTCTGGCGGTTTTCCATCGAACTGGGTTCCGTCGAGTACCGTTCAGGCTGATGTTGGCCGCCTGCAGATCATTGTTGGTGGCGTGGATGTGACGTTCTTCCGCAATGCGGAAACACCGTTCCCTACATGGGATAGGGCTGAACCGTTCGGGTCTAAATCCGCGTCTATCGCCCTACCTCAGATAACTGGTTTCGATTCCCTTGGTGTAGGGGATCTTGCTTGGTGTGTGAAGGGTGCGAGCGCTGAAATCCGGTTGATCAGACCAGATAACTCGAAACTCAGTTTGTTCTACGGGTTCATTTCGGAGGCAGACGTTTCAGAGGACACTGGCGTTTTCACTCTGCAATGCCACGGTGTCCTATACCAAGGCGACTTGCAGTTGATGAAGCCACCATTCGTGTTAACTCCAGCTGATGCGGGTACCGTCATCCCTCAAGCGTTGAACGCCGTTGTTGGCCGGCGTTACGGTTCTACTGCTACCGTGAAAACTGGTGTGAAGGTTGGTCGTACAGCATCATGGGATCCGATCCTTACATCGTGGATTATGGGGCATCTCGCCACTCTGATTACGGGTGGCCGACAGTGGACTGTCCAATGCGATAGGGCAACCCCGGTTATGGCGCGTAAGAACCTCACCACGGTTGATGCGACCGTCAGGTTAGGGCAGCGTGGCATCCAAATTGATTTGCAATCGGATCTGACGCAGGAGCCAAACGCGATTTACGGTGAAGGTATCCGTGATGATGGTGGACGCTGGCGCAACGCGAAATACCCTAACTGGCGTGCTGACGATACGCCCCCATACCCTATTGATCCTTCACGGTCCATCCTTGTGGGTGACACTGACGGGTCCACGAATGGTGGTGTGAGCCTGTGGCAGGCTCGTGTGGGTGCGAAGGTTACAGGGAAGTTCACGCAATCTGACCGTACTATCCTCATGCGGTTGCAAGGCCGTGCGGGGATTCAAGTTGATGGGGCGCTCGGTCCCCAATCGTGGGCGGCATCATTCGGTACTGGCTCGAATACTGGGTCCCTGGATTCTGCGTGGATCGCACCCCTCGCGGCAATCCCGCAGGTTACTCCTAACCGGTATAACTCGGATGGGGAAATCATTGGCGCTAACAGCGCGTATGACCCTGACGTGATTCGTGTGGAAACGTTTATCAACTTCGGTTCTGGTGTCACGAAAGCACAAGCGGTCACGGCTGCTGAGCAGATGCTCGCACGCGACGCTACCGAGGGGTGGGTAGGTAATATTCGTTTCACACTCGATCCGAATGAAGGGTCGAAGTATGAGTTGATTCGTGAAGGAAACAACATTCGCGTCAACTCATTCAAAGGCGGCTCAATTACCGCGCATATCGTGTCCGTTGAATATTCCGAGGACACTGTCACAGCGACGGTGGACACGAAAGCCAGGGATTACCCCACACTGGCTGCGATCCTTGAACGTGACCGTCAAGCACAGGACCCAGCCCGCTCGTATAGGCGGTCTAATAAATCGTCTGCTGCCACGTCAGAGCGTGCTACGTGGGATGCGGAATCACCGGGTGGTATTGTCCCTAAGCTCGCGTTGTTTAACCGGTTGTGGACGGTCCTGCGTATACCTGTTGCGCAGTATGGGGAGATCGTTAGAACACAATTCACCACTAGTCCTGCACGCCCGTTCTCGATTGCCGTGTTTGACCGGCCTATCACTGCTGCAACCCTACTATCGGTAGTGGGAAATCCATTGTCAGCGGATGAGAATCCATGGCAAAACCATGCAGACCGGTTAGAGAAACTCGGACTCTTACAAGCGTGGGGATGGAACTTACAGCCAGCCGGCTACTATCCGAAAGAGTATTCAAACCCATCAGGTAACGAAACCCCGCCGCCTGTCACTGGACGGATGATTGATGACGGGTCGTGGACGTATGCGTCAACGAAACCGCCTTGGTTGTGGGTTGCAATGATCGCGGAAGGGTCTTGCCAGATTAGCGGCAGGTTCTGGCATGGTGTTTCATAATGGCGATTAGCATTCCTGGTAGAGCACCTGATTACGGTTTACAACTCCCACCACAGGGCGTGTACTCCGGGGATATCGAAGATTTCAGTATCCCCGTTGGTGGGGGAGTGAATATCACCCGCTATCCGACAACAGATGCGATGTGGGTTGAGGGAGGCGCATACGGGGATTACCTCCGCGCATCAGGTTTCGCTCCATCCATGTTTTACAAGGACCCAGATGCGCCTGCACCAGCGAGCAGCCCTGGCGTTGTGACGATGCGCATTGTCTCAACTCTCGCTGACTATTCATTCGGGTGGATAGGCGGAGGATGGGCACTGTATTTCACGGACGCTGACTGGAATTACGGGACAATCACCTATCTGGAACCAAACAATTCGGCTTCTCCACGCGTGTACAGGTTCATTGTGTCCTACATGGATGTTAATGAATCCTTGTATTTCCAAGACCCGCAAAACGATATTCGATTAACTTTCTCTCAAGTTCCGGGTGGGGAAACTGAGATCCGCCTTGCAAGCAGTGGAGTACCAACTAGTGGGCCGTTAGAAGATTCTGGGTATCAATTCCCGCTGATCCAAGCACCGCTATCGAATTTTGTTCACGCTGGTATGACCGCATACCCGCAGATCACTGGTTTTGGCTTATACGCCTTCGATATTTGGAATGGCAGTGGAGTAAAACCAGCGTCGTTCATGTCTTTGCGGCAGCGTCAAACCCTCACTGCAAACACCGGGTCATGGCCTTTACGTCAGAAACAAAATGGGGGAGCATCTGGGTCATGGCCGCTACGCCAACGATAGTCATACACTAAGCCTGAAAATTGAGGCACCACGATAACCGGACTGTGGACCCCTAGCGGATAGAGAACCTACCCGCTAGGGGTCTTTTTCATGCCCTCCACCGATCCATTGCTAGAGGCCATCCAATCCGTACGTGATGACGTGCGCGCTAACCATGAAGCCCTTACACGCCGTCTAGAGCAGATGGTTTCGAAGGACACTCACGAAGCTGAAGTGCGTCGAATTGATGCGGAATTAGTTTCACAGAAACGCGCTTTCGATTCGCACGTGCAAGTGTATGCGCAATCTCAAGCGGAATTGAAACGCCAAGTCGTTGACGGTGATCAACAGATTTTGCAGCGCCTCGCTGACTATCAGTCACACCAGTCAGAAAAAGATGAAGAACGGGCAGCATCAGCGAAGTCTGACCGGCATTGGCTATTGGGGTGGATGGCTTCGCTGGCGGGTGTTTTCGTGGCCGCTGCGGCTTTCCTGAGCCGTTTCTTTTAGAGGGAAAGGCAATAATCATGACTTTCAAGGATCGTTTCATTAGCGTGAATCATGGCGGGCAGCGCACCCAAACAGATGGTGTTGTAATGCATTCCACGGGTTCGCGTGCTCAAACTTCACAGTACGGTTGGTTTTCTAACCCTGCTGCTCAGGCTTCATCTCATTCGCACGTCGATAATGCTGGTGAAGGTGAACGCTACTTGCCTGATGACACCGTTTGTTGGGCGAATGGTGCAGGGAATTATCGTCTTATGGCTATTGAAACCCAGGGTGACGGCACGGAACCTTGGACTGCCGCCCAATTGGAATCTATCGCGCAAGAGGTCGCTCGCTTGCACGTGAAGTATGGGTTCCCGTTGCGTTTGATGGAGTCCTCAAAGAAAACAGAGAAGGGCATCGGCTACCACCGTTTGGGGGTTCCCCGCTCGAAGTGGGGGGTTGGCGTGTGGTTGATCGCTGGTGGTGAGAAGTGGTCCTCAGCGGTTGGGAAGATTTGCCCCGGTGACCCGCGTATCAAGCAAATGCCGGAACTGTTGGATCGTGTGAAGGAAATCGTTGGGGATAAAACCCCAACTGTTGTTCCCGCGAAGGTCGCTAACCCTAAGCCGGTGAAGGTGAAGAAAGTCACCGTGTATTCACGCGGGTCGAAGGGCGCGAAGGTTAAAGACCTGCAGCGTCAGTTGAATGCGTGCTTCCCAGCTTATCGGCAAACAGTCACTGTAGGTCGTGGCCGTCTTCTTGTTGTTGATGGGTCGTATGGTCCCGCAACTGAGGCGTGGGTGCGCGAATTCCAGCGTCGTGCAGGTCTTGTTGTAGACGGTGTTTGCGGTCCGCTTACGCAGGCTGCTTTGGCTAAGTACGGGATCAACCTTTAGGAGAGATCATGAATAATTCGAAGTTCGCTTCGAAAGCGTTTTGGACTGACACGATGGATCGTGTTATCGCGTCGTTCGCGCAAGGTTTGTTGGGTTCTGCAGGATTGGATTCCACGGGTCTTGTGGATGTGGGGTGGTCTGGCGTGTTTTCTCTCGCCGGATCGTATGCGTTGCTTTCTCTGCTGACCTCTGTTGCTGTGCGTGGTGGAGCATCCCAGGGTGAGTGAACCAACTGCGATTGAGTTGGTGCGGTCAGCGACAAGAGCGCATCAGGCTGAAGCTGAGGTGGATGGTGTGGTCACATCGTCCATTCTCGTTTACGAGGTTGCGAAGTCTCGTTTGATGGGTATGCTCGCGGACTCTGAGGAATAAAAAGTGGCCCCAACCTGCAAGTAATCCTTGTGGGTTGGGGCCATCCTTTGCGTTTAGTTGTTTTGTGCGTGCTTAGCAACGATCTCCCAGAACCGGTTTTCATCTTCTATGATGCTGTACCCGCTAGCGTCTGTGGTGAGGGCTTCGTCTGCGATTGCTTCGATGTCGTGCTGGTCAGCGTATTCGCCGAGAGTAGAGGTGATTTCGCGGATTGCGTCCTGGCGGCTGGTGAAGTTGATGTCCATTTCGTGTGCCTTCTTTCTAAGGCTTGTGGTCTGGGACCGTTTCCCTTGACCTTGTATAACCATAGTACCCCATAAAAATAAGGGGTGCAAGTGGTGGAGGGTGAAAGATTCACAATGTCGAGCTTACTGCTGTGCCAGGTCATTAATGAGTGCCTCTATCTCGGCTTTACGCTTCTCAGCGACAGCGAGCAGGTCGGCAGGCACACCGTAAGGGATCAGGGAAGCACCGGACTCCCATTTGCGGATAGTGTCCGCGCGCTGTGAGCGGCCGGTGGCCTCTTCGAGTGCGTTAGATAGGTCTGCGACGCTGAGACCAATGGCGGCGCGTGCAGCTCGGAATTGCTCTGGTGTCATGCGCTCGGTCATGTCGAAGGCCACGAGGACGAGATCGGTGGCGACGGGCAGGAAGGGCCCGTAGGGTGCTGCGGATTTCCGCCAGCGTGCGTCGCTGAGGTACACGAAATTGCATAGTCGCCAGTCCACTGCGATTTCTTCGCGCCAGCCCTTACTGCCGTTCTTGTGGGTTTTGACGAAGCCATACTTTTCCCGGATTCCCCTGAGTGCTTCCACGTGCTTTTCTTCTAGGGCTTCGACGGGCACCCACACCAAGTCTTCTGGTGTCAGGTCTGCAATCTCGTCAGCAGCGTCTGCGTAGGCAGTAACCGCACGAGACTCCAAGCTTGTGAGGCGTACCTGCTCGGGGACTGTGATCTCAGCGTCAGGGAAGCCTACGACCTCGGTGCCTTCCTCGCGTATCAGCGCGATACCAGCGTGGCCCTGCTCGGTGAAATGCTCGATGGAGTAGACCCTACCCATGACGCCTTGAGGGCTTGTCGTGATCATGCCGGGAGTGATCTTGGAGAATGTGGTTTTCATGATGTGCTCTTTTCTTAGGTGTGTGGGGTGATAGTGGCGGGGCCGAAGCCCCGCCTGGGTGAGGGCTAGTTGTTTTCCACCGTGATCACAAGGCGGTTGCCGGAACCGTTTTCAAGGATCAGTGCGCCAATCCCAGTGTTATCGGAAGCGAGGCGGTAGCCCTGACCACTAAAGAGTCGGCGGGTGCCACGAACTGCAGCGTTGTGAGTCTTGGCTGACCACCCGATGATGCGCTCGCCGCCGTTAATGGAGAAGTATCCGGTGAAGCCCTGCATGGTGTCCCCCCGTGGAGTTTTGGCCGCCCCCTGTGGGCTTGCCGTTGATAAAAGCATACCCCATAAAATTGTGGGGTGCAAACGTTTGGGGGTGAAAGATTCACAATATCGATGGCCGCTGCTACACTCACAATTACGCCCGTCGCTGGGTTCCCCGCCAACGCGGGGATGTTCCGTTTTGACAGTCCACTCTCGCGCAAGCACCGGACTTACACCCGCCATGCGGGTCACAGGAGCCACACCCAGCGGCGGGCTTTCTTCTTCCCCGACATTGCAAGAGGGACCGGGTGAAAAAACTCAACCCCCACACATTGAACCCAACAATTCAACGCATCAACCGCACACGCCTACGGACCGCAGCCCACAACAACTCATCAAAACGACGCACCCGAGGCTCAGACAACACCACCATAAGAACGCTCACGGGAGGCCACTCGAGGTGACCCCACCATGCTTGACGAGCCTGCAAAAGGTACTGCACGATCAAAGGATCAACACCATCAGCTAGCAGGAGGTCTATCGCTGCTGCTGATGCCTTAATGTCTGCCTCGCTGCGGTGTCCTGGAAGGTCTGGTTTTGGCATGGTGTGGACGCTCCTTGGACGCTCAAAGAAACTGTAAATGATTGTAAGTTGTTGAAAACAAGCCGATCATGCCACTCTCACCGCGTCACCCCTGAAGCCCGCAAAACCACGCGAAAAGCCAGATCCCACCAAGAAACAGCCCCACAACAACGTGTATTCTTAGTACTACCAGAGAACCCTTCCAGAAAGCCGGGGTAGCAAGATGCCACTGTCCGAGCATGAGCAGAGAATTCTTGAACAGCTCGAGCGTGACCTATCGTCGCAGGACCCAAAACTAGCAACTGTGATGACCGGTGGACGCGCTGCCTCGTTTGGCCGTATCGCGGTTGCGATTGTCGGTGTAGCTGTGGGGATCTTGCTTCTCGTTGT